GGAACTGGTAAGGGCTGCTATTTGTACGGATTCCAAGCAGAATTCGGAGCCTACGCCACCTCGTACATCCCCACATTGGGAACGAGCGCTACCCGTGTGGCGGATGCTGCTTCTAAAACGGGCATTAGCTCGCTTATCGGGCAGACGCAAGGGACTATTTTTGTAGACTTTGTGTACAATGGAAGGGGTAACGCTTCAGTTGACACTTTTAATTTAATAATTGGAACTTGGGCGAGCGAAGCTATTGCAATGGGACAATTTAATGATGTTTTTTACACTCGTATTTATTCATCAAGTATATTGCAGTTTGACGCTACTTTTGGCAGTTTGACTATTGGGCAGCGATATAAAGCAGCTGTGGCATACGCTTCAAACGATGCCGTATTTTATGTAAATGGTTCTTTAATTGGCAGCGACAGCAGCGTGGTAGTTCCAGCGACTTCTACTTTGTCACTTATTAGGGGAAGTTTTGAAAATTCAAAACTTGTCAACCAAGCCCTACTATTCCCGACCCGCCTTGAGAACGATGATTTGGCGGCATTGACTAGCTTGTAGTATGAAGTCACACGGACACTCAGCGAGAAAAACTCCAATCTATAAGAGTTGGCTTAAGATGCGTGAGAGATGCAAGTCTACGACCTGCAATCGTGTTGACAGCTACTACAACAAAGGTATATCCTACGACCCACGTTGGGATTCTTTTGAGCTGTTCCTTGAGGATATGGGTGAGCGTCCAGAAGGTATGTCCCTTGACCGAATAAACAACGACAAGGGATACAGCAAAGACAACTGTCGCTGGGCATCAAACTATCAGCAGGCTAGGAACACATCTCGTAATGTCTTCTACAAGATTAACGGAATGTTCTACTGCCAATCTGAAGCTGTTGATGTATTAGGTATTACCACAAAGCGCTTACGCAATATGAGAGCAAAGCACAAGCTACCAATAGGCGTTGAGTTTGTCGGTAACGTGAACCAACACTCACTATAAGACGAGCCCCTTCTGGGGCTTTTCTTTTTGCTCTAACTTTGTACCACTTCAAACCCATTCACTTAAACAGATGAAACTCTTCACCTACGTAAAAAGCAAGTTTATGGGCTTTGCCAATATCTTTAAGGACAGCAACGACTACAACGAAAAGACCGTAATCGGTTTTATGTCATTCGCTGTTATGGCCATCTTCGCCGCTGCCGACATCATCACCGGAATCCTCGGACAACCCCTCGTCATCCAAGACACCATCTTCAATTCATTCGTAATCATCACCATTGGTGCACTAGGCATTGCCGAAGCAGGTAAAATCTTCGCGAAGAAAGAATGAAGCTACCCGTATCCTACGAACAGTTTGTAAAGAACCCTATCGTGGGTCTTATGTTCTTGTGCATTAGTGCACTTGCATACCTTTACCTGAGCTCAAGCGGAGACAAGAACGAATCACTGGAGCAGTGCAATACTCGTGTAGTAAAGCTAGAGGCCGACAAAGAGCTACTAGCCCTGCATCTGCGAAAGAGAGACAGCGCACTTGCCTACGCTAGCGCCATACTAACTCTTAAAGAGATGACAAAATGAAGACCAACTTCTTACTTCTTTTAACCTTCATCGCAGGAGTAGCTGTTGCTCGGATGGAGCAGACAACAAAGAAAGCACCATACGACGACACGCAAGAGCTCATCAAGAACGGCGAGGAGCAGATGGCAATCCTTAAGGAGCGCTCTGAGGAGGTGAACAAAGCCGTCAAGCATAAGTTCGAGACGATGAAGGAAACCATCGAAGTTCTGAAGGACGAGAAGGAAAGCCTTGTTCAACAAGTAAAGCATATGGAGTATGAAATCGTCGCTATTAAGTCTGAGTCTGTTGCTCAGCATTTCGATGTACTCGCAATCGGCGTACCCGATTCAACGAGTAGAAAATAACGACACTGTCGTTGTGATGACCAAGCGTCAGGCGGTTGCAATCAACAACCGCTACCTTTCTATGGACTCCACAATAAAAGCATACAATGAAGCCTACAAGTTTAAATATCATCAGTATCATCAAGCAAGCCAAGAGTTGGCTAAGCAAGATTCAATCATTGCTGAACTCAATCGACAGCTCCTCGTCAAGCCCAAGTTCAAAGCAATGACCAAGACGGACATCCTGGTGTCCTTCCTCATTAGCGCGTTTGGAGTGTTTGTTATAGTGAACCCTTAGTGATGGACAATCGAGTAAAAAATCTTCTAAAAAAGCACGGACTTGCAGGGGTAAACAAGGCAAAGGCAACGCCATCACACCCTAAGAAGTCTCACATTGTACTAGCTAAGGTTGGAGACAAGGTTCGCCTTATACGTTTCGGAGAGAAGGGTGCTGATACTGTAACAGAGAGCAACCCATCACCAGCTCGTGCAAAGAAGCGTGCAAGCTTCAAGGCTCGCCACGCAAAGAATATCGCTAAAGGTAAGATGAGCGCAGCTTATTGGGCTGACAAAGTAAAATGGTAGGTGATGGCAACAGCAAAAAAGAAGAACCCGGAGTTGTGGAAGAGGATTGTTTCCCGAGTGAAGGCTGGCTCGAAGGGCGGGGACTCTGGGGAGTGGAGCGCCCGCAAAGCCCAATTAGCAGTTTCGCAATACAAGAAAGCAGGCGGCTCTTTCGTTGGCCCCAAGCGTTCGACATCTCTGTCAAAGTGGACCCAGCAAAACTGGCGTACAAAGAGTGGTAAGCCATCAGGCGAAACAGGTGAACGCTACCTACCAGAAAAAGCCATAAAGTCCTTATCTTCAGCAGAATACGCTGCTACTACAAGGGCTAAAAGAGAAGGAACAGCTAAAGGAAAACAGTTCGTTTCGCAGCCAAAGAAGATTGCCTCTAAGGTCGCAAGATTCCGTAAGTAACGCCACGTTAAGTGGTTAGAAAATAGCATAGGTTATTTTATTTAACTTTGCTACGTATAATCAAAATTTAATACTATGTCAAAAGAAATTGAAGATGCTCTTGGAGCAATGGGTTTTGAAGTCACTAGCGGAGAAGTGCCCGAAGGAACACAGCTTAGCGAACCAACGTTCGAAGTTCCTCAAGGCGCAGAAGTAATTGACTTATCTGGAGCCGCAGCAGAACCTGCACCTGCAGCTGTTGAGCCCACACCAGAGCCCACAGCTACCATTGAGCCGCAAGCAAACCCTGAGTCGGGACAGACTCAAAGTTCTTTAACTAATAACGAACCCGAGCCAGAGATGAGCGAGGCGGAGTTCGAGGCAGCTGTTGCCCAATACGTGAGTGAAAGGCTCGGCGTATCGGTTGACAACCTTGATGCTCTGACTCAACTTATTGAAGCTCAAAAAACCCCATCAATCGACGAAAGGGTAAAGGTCATTGCCGACTTCGTTGCTGAGACGGGTCGGGACCCGCTGGACTGGTTTAAGTATCAGTCAATCAATCCGTCTGAAATGGACGACCTGAATGCGGTGAAATTGCAAATGACAATTGAATACCCGAGCCTATCGCCCGAAGAAATCGGACTCTTGGTGGATGCTAAGTACAAACTGGACTCTAGTATCTACTCGGATGATGAAGTAAGGCTTTCCAATATCCAATTGAAGCTTGATGCGGAAAAAGCTAAGCAGGGCATTGAAACTCTACGTCAGAATTTCAAGGCACCCGTGAGGCAAGAAGGACAGGAGGCTGACATCGAAAGCCCGATTGACCAAGAGTGGATTTCCACGATGTCCAAAGAAGTAGATGAGCTTGAGGCCCTCACATTCGATTTGAATGGACAAGAGTTTAACTTCGGATTGACAGAAGACTACAAGGGTCAGTTGAAGCAGAAGAATGCTCAGTTAGACCAGTTCTTCGACCAGTACGTAGATGATGGTGGTCGCTGGAACTTCGAGTTGCTGAATGCGCACAGAGCTGTATTAGACAACATTGACGAAATTGTCAAGTCTGTTTACACGCAGGGCCTGAGTGACGGACAGCGAAAGCTCGTTGATAAGGCTGCGAATATAGATGTTTCATCTCCTCGCGTCGCCACCCCTCAAAGTACTGACAATGTTGCCCAACAGATTTACAACTATCTGTACGGTGACAACGGTCTCAAAATCAAAATCTAAAACCCCGACTTAATATGTCAACTACCAATACGCCGTTGGATTTTTCTCCCAACAGCTTCCGTCGGTTAGACCCGACCAAATACGTATCTCTTGGTGACTTCATCAACGAGGTAAACAAGCCCGACAACCGTGACCTTCTTGTGAAGACCTACGGCAACCAAGGCATCACTGGCTTCCTTCAACTCACTGGCGCTGTAAAGGCTAATGGTGTTGCTGATGAGGTTCAATACTGGGAGGAGACTCGTCTGCACCAGCTTCAAGTTGCTACTCCTTCTGCAACTGTTGCTGCTGGCGCTACTTCTTTCGTATTGAATATGGCCTCTGCTGCTACTTCAGCTACTGGTGCTACCAAGGCTGCTGCTCAGAAGTACCTCCGCGTAAACGACGTGATTTTGGTTGGTGGTGTAGACCGCTTCATCATCACTGCTGTTTCTGCTGGTGAATACTCTCAGACTGCCACTGCTGCTGCAACTGCTGTTGCTTTGACTTCTGGAGGTATGAGCGCTTCTGCTGCCGCTGCTGCTGCTAACTTCCCAATCGTAGGTAACTTGTTCGCTCAGGGAACTGACCAGAACACTGGCTACCTCGAGTCAAACGTTGTTAAGCGTACCAACCCTTATATGATTCTCAAAGAAGTATACAAGGTTACTGGTTCACAAGCTACCAACATCGGCTGGGTTAACTTGGGCAACGGCGACTACCGCTGGTTCATCAAGTCTGAGAACGACACTCGTCAGCGCTTCCTCGACAAGCGTGAGATGATGATGTTGCTCGGCGAGCAAGTATCTAACACTGGCCTGACTGCTCTTGGTAGCATCTCTGGTTCAGAAGGCTACTTCTCAGCTATTGCTAACCGTGGTATCGTTACCAACTCTGGTTCTACTACTACTGCTGCTATCGCTACTCTTGACGAGCTTGATGCTATCATCACCGCTCTTGACAAGCAAGGCGCTATGCCTGAGTACGCTATGTACGTAAACCGTCTGCAAGACCTCGCCATCGACGATATGATTGCTAACGGAACGTCTACTGCTGCTAACATCACCGCTGGTGTTACCACTCAGTTCGGACAGTTCGCTAATGCTGACGATATGGTGAAGCTTGGCTTCTCTTCGTTTGTACGCGGTTCTTACACCTTCCACAAGCACAGCTGGAAGCTCCTCAACGACCCAACGTTGTTGGCTGGAAGTGCTTTCCAAGGCGTAATGATTCCGTTGTCACGCATTGCTGACCCGAAGACTGGTGATAAGTCTCCTGCTTTGGAACTCAACTACAAGGCTACCAACGGCTACAGCCGTGAGATGGAGCACTGGATGACGGGTTCTATCCTTGGAGTAACCAACACCAACACTGACGCTCTTCAGTTCAACTACCGTTCTGAGTGCGCTCTTGTAACTCGTGCAGCCAACCAGCACGTGCTCCTACGCTCATAATCAATGAGTTAGGTTATAAAGTGGGGGCCTTCGGGCCCCTTTTTTATTATATTGTTTTAACATATAAATTTGCAATGTTTAATAACATTAAATTCTTTTAACTATGGCACGTCCACGTGTAAACCCAGCAGCTGACTCTTTCGAGTTAGATATGACAGCAGAAGTTGTTGCTGCTCCAGCGCCAAAGCGCGAATTCCCAAAAGCCAAGCCCCAAGAGCAGCAGCTCAAGGGTAAGATTTTTCACATCCCTCAAGGCGGTGGAATTATTTATACAATTAAGTCTGAGGCTGTTATCTACGACCCTAAGACTAATACAAACCGACAGATTCGGTATTGCCCGAATGAGCCTTCTGTTTTTGCTGATGAGCAAAGCTCACTAGCTGTTCGCAAGCACGTAGTGTTTGAAGAGGGTATGCTTTACGTACCACCTCAGAATCCAACATTGTTGAAGTTCTTAGAGTTGCACCCCGGAAATATCGGGAATGGTGGCGGAATTTTTGAAGAAGTAAATACCGAGCATAAGGCACAGATTGACGTAGATATTGAATTTGTTACGCACGATGCCATCGGTATGGTCCGCAATAAGTCTATTGACGACTTGCTTCCTGTTGCTATCTACTTGGGCATTGACACCAACCAGAAGAACGCAGAGATTAAGCGTGAGTTGCTGTTGGAGGCTAAAGCTAACCCACAGCGCTTCCTTTCGCTGTTTGACAATCCTACGGTGAAGGCTCGTGCTACGGTGAAGAAAGCTATTGATTACCAAATCCTAAAGGATAAGGAAGACGGTATGTACTGGTTTGACAGCGGTCGTTTGATTGTGTCAACTCCAGCGGGACAGGATACAATTGAAGTTATGACACGTTTTTGTCTTAGCGAAAAAGGTTCTATCTTGTTCAACGAATTGCAGGATACATTGAGTAAGCTGTGATAATGGATGGATTAGGTTGGTAAGGGGGCTTAGGCCCCCTTATTATTTGGTTTATATTTGCATTAAACTCAGAATAATAATGGCAAGTGTAAACCGCGTATATTCAGCACTCAAGGACTTGGCCAATAAGGACCAAAGAGGGTTTATTACGCCTGCCGTCTTCAACAACTTTGCTGGCGTAGCCCAGATGAACATCTTTAATAATCTGTTTGACAGCACTGCGCTAGCCAAAAGATTACGCAACTCAGCTCTTGATGCTAAGCAAGACAAGGGTAAGATGAAACAGATTGAGGAAGACTTGGCAGTTTTCTCAAAGAGCGCAACGGTTTCGTTGACTTCTGGCATTGGCGCTAAGCCAAGCGATTTAGCTCGTGTTATTTCTATCAATACCACAACTTCTCCATCGAAGTCTGTCCCAGTTGTTTACGATGAGGTGAACTGGGAGAATGTATTGCGTAGCACCCTTAGTGCCCCTACTGCTTCGTTCCCTGCTGCGCTTTTAACCAACCAGATTGAGGTAGCCCCTACTTCTATTGCGTCAGTTAAGCTTCGCTACTACAAGCAACCAGAAGGCCTCAACCCTTCTACGGGAGCAAGAACAGCCTCTCAGCCACGCTTTGGCTATACGGTTGTTGCGGGAAAGGAAGTGTACAGCGCGGCGAACAGCGTTGACTTTGAGCTTCCAGAGCATTACTTTGCGGAGCTTGTTGTAGAGGTGGCTAAGATGATTGGCGTAAACCTCAGAGACCAAGATGTGTACGCCTACGCTCAGGCCGAACAAAAACCTAGTATTTAATGGCACAAGATACCGTATCGCTCGAGCAGGTCATCACTGACTTTATGCTGTCCATTGACCACGATGACTACGCAAACAATGCGTCTGAGGTTATGGTCAAGAACTTTGCTTTGCGTGGAATCCGTGAGATGGGTTTTGATGTGTTAAAGCGCATTAAGGCTACTACGTTGAACGTTGACCCGTCGACCAATACTGTTGCTTTTCCTGCTGACTACGTTGACTACACTAAAATCGGAAAGATTGGAAGCGATGGACTTATCTATGTATTCGGAGAAAACAAGAACTTTAACCTTACGGGAACCCCTATTGTTATCAATGATGACTTTAACCAGAACTACGACTCCTATGTTTTCAGGGAATACGTATATGCTACCACCAATGGAGGTATGTATGGTCTCGGGGGCGGTAACTATTCTGGTCAATATCGAGTAGACTCTCAGAACAACAGGTTCGAGCTGTCCTCAGATGTAGGCACGTCGACTGTTTACTTAGAGTACATCGCTGACGAGGCATTGGCTGCAAGCCCCACGATTCACGTGTACGCTGAACAGGCTCTTCGTGCGTACATCTACTACCACCTTATTGAGCGCCGCTCTAGCGTGCCTCAGGGTGAGAAGGCTCGTGCTCGTCAGGAGTACTACAATGAGCGTAGATTGGCCAACAGCAGACTCAAGGCATTCTCTAAAGAGGAAGCGCTCAAGACGATAAGAAAGAACTTCAAGCAAAGCGTAAAAGCTTAATATGGCAATTGATAAGCTTATTCCTCGTTACCTCAACAAAGAGGATGACGTAAGACTGGTAAAGACAGTGGAGATGACGGACGCTTTAAACGTTCGCATTTCTGCTGATGCCAATGGTGATGGTGGTGTAATCAAAAATGCTTATGGCAATGCTGCTGTAGCATTTAAGAGTGGTGATGAGCTGCCTGCTGGAACCAATGAGGTTATCGGCAGTTTAGCGAACACCCAAGACGGAGAGATTTACTTCTTTGTTTGGAACTCTAATGATGACCATTCTATTTACCGCTTCTCGTCTTCGTCAAACGAGGCACAGCTTATCTACAGAGATTCTGTTCTTGGGTTTGTGCGCTATGCCACCATCAGAGCTTCAGTTGTAAAAAACCTCTCTGACGAGACTTTGTTATACTTTACTGAGGGCATTACCGCTCCGAAGAAAATCAACGTTACACGCGCTCTTTTGGGGCTATATCCAGCTGCTTTTACCAGCGGTACGGACGCAGAGAAGTTGTTGTGCCTTACGGTGGCGAAACAGCCTCCTATGACACCGCCTACGTTTGTGTTTTCTACGAGCCCAACGCTAAAGCAAAACAATCTTTACGAGTCAACTTTTCAGTTTGCTGCGCAGTACATCTATCAAGATGGAGAGCGTTCTGCAATTTCTCCGTACTCTGAGCTTGCAATTGCGCAAAATCAGTTCTTTGATGGAATCATCACAGAAGAAGAAAAGCTAAAGAACAACACGCTAACCATTAGCGTACCAACCAGCGTAGCTGACGTAAGTGAGATTGTTGTCATTGCACGCAACGGAAACATCGGAGCGTTCTATGAGATTGCCACGGTTGTCAATGACCCAAACTCTTCTACGCAGTTAATTACGTTTGACAACTCTAAGCTGTACACGCCTATCTCTCAGGATGAGGTAAACAAAATCTACGACAACGTACCGCAAACTGCTGAGTCTCTGACTATTGTAGGGAACAGACTTGTGATGGGTGCGTATACTGAGGGCTACGAGAACATCCGCACTGACGTTGATGTATTGCCAAACTACTTTCCGCAGCCATTGGATTACAGAATGGTTGTCACGTACCCTTCTGTTACTGGGGCTCCAATCAATACAGAAAGAAGAAAAGCGTTTGATATTGATATAACAACGCTTCCAAATATTACGACAGAAGATTCTATGCTGAATATAACGTTTTCGTTAGATTTAGGTAGAATTACTATAGAGGGTAGTCAGGTATATATTCAATGGGTACAGACTGATAAAGCTACACAAGAAGACCACGACTACGCTGGACTCGTCGAACAATACGTTCAGAGCCCTTCTGGTATTAGTGGCGGAATTCAAGTAAAAGCATCTCCATTATCAATATCTGAAATCATTCAAGTGCCAGCTGGGACTACAAAGGCTGACATCGTTGATATGATTAAGGATGCAATTATTGGCAACTACAATTTGGTCCTTGATTCTGACGTGACGGACTACAATTATGCCACAAAAATCACTGATGTAGATGACCTTCAGGGAACAACTAATCCCAACAAGTGGATGTTCTTTGCTGGGTCTGGTCAACTCTCTATTGCCGACGACACAGGTACAGCGACTACGTACTTAAGGTTTACTATGAGTGTCACCAGTGCTGCTCTATCTGCAAAGGTTGGATATAATTTTAATGTTGGTTCTTTAGTTAATTCAATAGCTAATTTCCCTCCGCTTTCTATGATTAGGTCGCTGTTCACTAAGGGGAAGGCGCTTAACGAGAAATATCCAGCTACTAATGTGTTGTTTAACCAAATAGATTTTGTTAATACACCATCTATTGTATATCCCGGGGACAATAATACATACAGAGCCTTTACATCAATCTCTCAAACCAGCGATGGATTTGACCCTTCTGCTGGCTCTAGTGGAGATTATATAACAAGAACTGGAGATACTACCTTCTTAACTCTTAATGATGATTTAGACAATCCAGTATTGTTTGACTCAAACCTCTTGACTCGTGGAGACATAGATGGATATGGTACATTCAAGGCTGGAGCTACCCATTCTTTTGGTATCGTATACTACGACCAGTTTAACCGTAATGGTGGTGTACAGACTGTTTCAGATATGTATGTCAACTGGTACGACAATCGCTTTGTAGAGAACAGCTTATATGGCCGCGTAGATAGTGTGTTCCGAGTTAAGCATACGGCCCCTTCTTGGGCAGTTCGATGGGCTCCTGTTTATGCTCCAATTAACAGCATCATAAATAGGTTCCAATACTCTATCATTAGAGCGTTTACCGCAACCAACTTACAAGCTAAACCGTTTGCTGGTATTTCTTCATTTGAGGAGGTTACTTATCTGTCTCTTCGCTCACTAGAGGGTAAGAGTGATTCATATAGAGAGTCATTTGGAGCTGACATTGATTACTCATTTCAAAGTGGAGACAGAGTTAGAATTATCCAATATGGATTCCTTCAGCGCTCAAGTATTGACCTAGAGGTTCTTGGTTACTTTGACTTTATAGACGACATTGATGCCAACCCAATTCTTGACCTTACTAGCGACGAGAACACTTTTAATACCACTGGTAAGTTTATTGCTGTTCGCTCAAGTGAATTAACTGGTTGGGACAACTACAGCATCATTACTGGTGTAGATAACTGGAAGAACGAGTGTGTTATTGAAGTTTACCGACAAAATAGACCAACTTCAGAGCAGATTTTCTACGAGATTGGAGAATCATTCCCCGTTGTAAACGGAGTCCATCAAGGACAGCGCACTACCATTAGTCCCTTTAGCGTAGAGGTTGTTGACGACAGCGATAGAAACAATCTTGAGGTTCACTCCAACATTATTGCATACAAAGGAGACATTTTAACTGATGGTTCGGGACGTACGCTAATTGTAGAAAACGTATACCCAGAGGTTAATGGTCCGTACAATTATGTATTTTATGGTGCGACCATATCTGGAAGCTTCTCTGCCACAACCTACACTTTGAATATAACCAACAGCTCTGATGCTGTTATTCAGTTCTCTCAAGGCGACAGCTACTATCGTCCTCGCTTGCTTAAGATTGGGCAAGAGGCATATGCCAACAACTTCAAGATATTGTTCATTGAGGACTACTCAGTGAGTGACTTCTTTGCGTCCAAGTCCACTTCTATTGGACGTGCTCACGCTGTCATTCCAGAGGCGATGACTACCTACCGCCAATCATCGGTGGTATACTCTGAGCCGTACTTGGTTGGTAACGCAAGACTTGGTTTGTCTTCATTCAATCCTACGCTAGCAAACTTCAAGGACTTCGAATACCGCTATGGGGCACTCAAGCAATTGATTGCCGACGATGACAGAATGTACTTACTGCAAGAGCGCAAGGCTGGATATGTTGCTGTTGGCAGAAACGTAATCGAGTCATCTGACGGCGGAGAGGCTATCACAATATCTCGCAACGTATTTAGCGTGCCAAACTACTACTTGGGTGATTACGGAGTAAACAACAACCCAGAGTCTGTTTCTTTTGACAGAGGAAGGGTTTACTTCGCTGATGTTCGCGCTGGAAAGGTTGTCCGCATCTCTCGTGATGGCATTACGCTCATAAGTGAAGCGAATATGGATGCATTCTTCAAGGAGAACTTCCGTTACATCACCACCCTTACCTCTCGCCAAAAGGTTGTTGGTGGCGTAGATAATGAGGCAGAAGAGTATATCCTTTCTGCCGACATCATCAGCTCTGCTGAGGTTGACGTGACAAATGGCGTTTCAACATTTAATTACAATGTTCAAACAAACGCATCTGGCAATAGAGTTATTGCTGATGTAGAGTTTGATGACGACGACTTATTTACGTTCTCTACAGAGATTCGTAACTTTGATACATTATGCGATGAGTTTGAAGACAGTCTAAACTGCATTGTCTTCTTGGACAAGTTGATTGACGGACAGCCAGCATACATCGGAGAGGAGTTCACTGGTCAAACTGGAGTCATCTACGGAGTTGCAACAAACTCTAAATATACTTTCTTTGTGACGATTGCGTTTGACTTGGCTCAAGGCAACTTCTACTTCACTAATGACTGCGGACCATACAGTGGAACCATTGGAACTCCTTCTGGAATAGTCAATGACTTTACTGCTGCATTTGACATTAACGATGGAGTTTGGAATACGCTGTACTCTTACCGTCCAGAGGCCATTGCGTGCGTAGATGATGCACTCTACACCTTCAAGAATGGAACGATGTATCTGCACTCTGATGCAGTGAACAGAGCTACCTACTACGGCTCTGCGTACGGCTCCGTTGTAGAGGTTATTTCGTCTCAGAATAACTCAATGGTGAAGGCTTACGAGGCTATGAGCTTGGAAGGTGATGCTGCTTGGGCTGCTTCTTTGTCAAACACTGACCAGTCTACTTCTATCGCCTCTACAGATTTTGAAGAGCGTGAGCGCTACTACTACGCCTATATTCCACGCGACTCTAGCGCTAACACTGGTTCGCCAACCATCACGCAACTTAGCGGTTCTTCTGAGGTGTTTGTGCTTGGTGCTGTTGCTGCTGTGGGTGGCACGAGCATTGAGTTTACCACTCCAGTTGGTGCTGTCACGTTCCCGATTGGTGCTGCGCTGTATAAGGTGTCTGGCTCTACGCTGGTGTCATTAGGCATCACTGTTACTGGAATTACAGACGCTACTACAATTAGCTGTTCATCCACTGTGACTGGCGTAGTAAATGGAGACACCATCATTGCTCTTGGAAACGGAGCAATTGAGGGAGACCAAATGAGAGACTACTACCTTCAGATTCGTTTGAGCAACAACTCTACTTCTGAGGTGGAACTTTATGCGGTGAACGCAATATTCTCGAAGAGCAATCTTCACAATGAACTAGGACAAGAATAAATAATATCTTTGCTTTATGAAGCCTAAAAAAGGAAAACCAGTTAAAAAGTACGCTGTTGGTGGAGCTATTGCTGCTCAAGCTGGATTAGCTGGACTTCAATCACTACTTGGAGCATTTCAAACATTCGGCGGAATGAGTGCCGCAAACAAGCTAAAAGCTCCTTCTACCGCAACTCCTTCTGCGTGGAAAGATTTTTACGAAAGCGCTCAGAATCAGGAACTTGTACAGCAAAACATTGACCAAATCAATCGTGCTGCTGCTACGTATCTTCAGGCACTTCAAACTGGCGGTACTCAGGCTGTTGCTGCTGGGCTTCAGCCTTTGGCTCAACAGACTCAGGAGGCTTCTCAGGATGTTTACAATCAGCAGATTATGCGCGAAATGCAGGCTGCTGGAGCTCTTGCTGGTGCCGAAGAACGCGCGCTTGGGAGAGAAAGAGATGTGTATGAAACAAGACTTGGAGAAGCTCGCGCTGCTGAAGCTGCTGGAATTCAAAATATATTCGGCGCACTTGGTTCTGTAGGCAAAGGTATTGTTGACCTAACAAGCGCATCGTCAAAAAATAAGGAGCCATATACCCCTACATCTACTGTAACTGCTGCAAATGTTAGGTCTAAAGGCTTAGCTGACATTGGAGCGCCTAAGGGTGTTGAAAGCGGAAGAATTGACCGAGCTCTTATGATGGGCGCGCCAGAATCAAAACTTCCGATGTTTGAGTCCCTAAAGGAAAGCTTAAGAGACCCATCTAGTAAGATTCAAAGGGCATTCCAACTTCCTATGTTTGAGCAAATTAGCGATAAGGTTGAATTCCTTCAGGATGGCGGTATGATGACTGGCGGTAAGTTCAGCCACAAGACAAATCCAATTGATATTGTTCAGAAGGGCAAGAAGATTGGAGAGATGACTGGAGGCGAGGTTATCCTTAACCCTGCTCAGCAAAAGAAGCTTAGCAAAGAGAGCACTTACTTCCGTCAGTTGTTAAAAAAATTCAATAAGCAGAAGTAATGGCAATTGCACCAGCACCAGTAGTAGTAAATACACCAGACCTCATTGGCTATGCTCGCCAGCTAAAGCAGCAGGAGCTTGAGCGTCAAAACCAATTGGCCGACTATCTTGGTAAGTTCACCAAGAAGCAAGGCGCATTGCTAGATGGTGTACGTCCTGAGGTTCAGAAAGCTTGGGATGAGGTAGAGAGGCTGTCTATTGACCTCGAGATGGGTGACAGCCCAACTAAGCGTGCTGCGCTGAATCGTGCATACCAGAACTACTCTGAGATTGCAGGTGCAGGAACAGCCTACACCAACTCTGTACTGAAGGAGACAACTGCTGCTATGATGGACCCGAGTAAGTTTAATCTCGGTGGTCGTAGCGCAAAGGATATTTACACTCAGTACAACACTGAGGCCTTGTCTGGTGATGATATTCTGTCTCGCGCTGCTCAGCCTTTCGTATTGGACCGCAGAATGGAATACAAGGTTACCAACCCTTATGAGATGTCTCAACAGATTCGCAAGGACTGGGACGAGTCTGCTAAATTCAGCTTTATCGACCCTAAGACTGGTAAATACGACGAGCAGGACAGGTTGAACTGGATTAAGCAAACTACTGCTGCTCGACTTCGTGACGCTGAATCTCAGAAGAACGCAGCTCTATGGACTGGATTGAGCCGCAGGCAGATTGGTGAGAATGGACAGGTTACGGACTGGACTCAAGTTGAGGGAGTTATGGATAATCCTCTTTACGGAGATTGGGTTTCTTCGTTTCAGAATGAAGTAGAGAAGTATGCTGGACTATTGGTGCCTGAGTATTCAATCAACCCTTACAATGTTTTTCAAGACCAGTTAAGCGCATCTCGTGATGGAGACGGTGGATTCGGATTTAGCAGCAAGAGACAGCAAACGTTGCACGCACCTTTTGAGCGTCAGTTTGAAGCGCCAAGGGGAACTAAAATCGAAATGAAGGGCCTGCAGACAAATATTGCTCAACAACCCAGAGCTCAAGTCGGAACTGGTTTTCAAGCTCAAGACGGAATCTATTCTGGCTCACGTCAAATCGTAGAGTTCGGAAAGAAGGACGATGGTAGTATTTACGTTTCATACAAAGACAGTATGGATGATGCTTCCAATGTGTTTGGAGCTATAGCTGCAGATGCTGGAGTTAAGAACGCAGAAGCCCAAGACATTGCTGCAATTCAGCAGTACTTAGTTCGTAAAAACGACCCAAGAACCTACGAATTCCTATTCGGAAATGCCGTATCTTCGGGACGAGCTACTGAAGCAGCAGGCGCTGGAGTAAACGCCGCTGACCTCAGAGCAAAATACGACTACTGATGGAGGACGAACTCATTTTATCCGAAAAAGACAGAGCTAAGCTTGACGGCATTGTACAACGAATGTCGTTTAACAAAGAGTCAGAAGAAGCCATTCAGTTTGTCGTAAACGACTTCAAGAAGAAGTACGGAGTAAAAAAAAAAGAGCAGGCCGTATCTCCACAAGAGCCTTCACTGGCCAAGCAGGAATCTACGGTTTCTCAGTTACCTTCCGAGCCTTCGGCAAAAGTTACACCTTCACGTCAGCCTTTAAAGCCTCAAAGTGAAGCACGTAGTCTTGGCTTAGACAAGCAGTCAATCTATAACAATGCTGCCCGTTCTATCGTTGATGATGCGATAGCCAAAGGCGACATTACAGAGAGTCAAGTTGAGGAACAACCTCAGGTTGAAAACATATTCAAAGCCATTGTAGATAGCAGAGCTAAAAGGATAACTCCTGCTATCACCCCAAGAGAAATTGCTGAAACTGAAAGAATTCAGGCTCTTCGGCAGGCTCAAGGTAATGCGCCATATCTTCAGTATGAGCTCGAAAAATCTAAAAATAGAGAGCTAAACTTAAACAAGAGAGCTGAGAATGAAAAGATTTGGAACGAGCTACAGCAGTCTATAAAAGGCACTATCCTTGAGGCCGTTCCAGAAGACAAGCGTCAAGATAAAGAGTACCTAAAGAAGCTAGAGACAGACCTCTGGCTTAATGAAGGCGTTGGTATGGACTTGTCTGGAGACAAGCGATTCAATGACCAAAACTTTGCCCTCGATGCAGCTGCTGCTCTTGCAAGAGGCGGTCGCGGTATTATTAGAGGCTTACAATCTGTTGTAGGCATTGAAGTTGACCAGTTTGGAATTCCTTATGAAATCTCTGATGCATTGTTTGACGATGAGATGCGTAGGAATACGACTCAGTTTGAGCAGGACTTTTTTGATTCACTTAAAGATTCTGAGTTTTCTAACGCTGCTCGCATTGCATTAAATACTACTGCTGAGAGCGCCCCGATTATGCTTGCAGCTGGTCCAGCGTCTCTTCAGAATCCAATGGCTGGACTTGCAATGCTGTCTTCTTTGTCTGCGGCTCAGGTATATGGCGAGGTCAAGGACGAAGAGTGGTTTAAGAAACTTGAACCAATGGGACAACTCGGCTATGTTGGCATATCTGGACTAGCTGAGGGCGTTGGTGAACTTGCTGGAGCTCGCGCTGCAACAAGAGCTTTGCGTGGCCTTGCTGTCAGCGCGACAAAAGAAGCGTCACAAAAGGCTCTTTCTCAGTACTTTAAAGGCCTTGTTTACAACGGAACACTCAACGTATCAGAGAACGCTATCGGTGAAGGTATCACTGGCGTAACTCAGTACGTAAACGATGCTGTTGCTCAAGGAACAGACGTAAGTCTTGATGGTGCGCTTGATGCATTTATCCGTTCTGCTGCTGCTGGTGTAGGTATGGCTGGAGTATTGACAGCCCCCACTGTTGCTGTTGAGGTCCCCATTGTCTTGGCTAACAAGATGGGTAGAAACTTCGAGGTAAAGAAGATTGATGCCGCCATCAAGAAGCGCAAAGAAGAGCTGTTACAGGCTCCCACAGCTGCTGACAGACAAGTTATTGCTAATGACATCTTAGAGCTCACCAAGCGTCGCAATGGTGAGATGAAGTCAAGCGTCCAGTACTTCGAGTCAATGACTCCAGAGGATAGAGCTACGACCTACGCTTTGAGCTTGGAGCTTGAGGATATGGCACAGCAGCGCCTTGCCTCAGAAGACGAGACAGCTAAAGACATTCTCGCGTCCAAGATGATGGACACGTACAACCAAATCAAAACAATATCTCAACGCTATGATACTACGCAAGAAGCAGGGGTACCAAGTGGTGTCGTCCAAGGGGAAACCGTTGTCGAAGCCCAACCTATCGAAGGAGCAGGCACAGAAGCGCCTGAAGCAGGTGGAGTTCTTCAAGTACCTGTCGAAGAAGGGGTTGAAGAAGTAACCACCAACTACGAAGCAGAGGTATCTCAAATCGCTGAGTTGCCCATATTCCAGCAAATGCAGGAAGGCAACTTTGTAGATATTAAAGATGCTGATGCTGCACAAGAACAGATTCTTGAGGCTATTGGCCGATTGGATTCTATGCCTGAAGGTGCTGAACGTGATGCAGCTACCGAACTACTTACCGAACTTTTTGATGAAATTGACTACTATGACAACAAAACAGAGATTATTGCTGAAGACGTTACCGAAAGAGTCCCAGTTGGAGCTCCTAAAAGAGTTGAACGTCCAAAAGCAGAAAGGGTGGACAAACTCCCCCTCCAAGAGCGACTCCAGTTTGCTCCCGTCCGAGTAGGAGACGAGCGCTATGGTGCTCTTTCTTTCCTTGAGGTACAACCCGATGGCAACGTAGATGTTGTAACATATAGACGTGCTGCACCAGAGGAGATTGCACAAAACAAAGGAGAGACTTGGGGAGATGGTGTTGTTCGTATTGAGCAACGCAGGGTTGTAGATGCATTCCCTAGAACATCTGATGTTGAGTACGTTGAGTCAATTTTTGACGACAATGGCCGCATTATGGGTGTACGTGTTCGCAAGCGTACTCCGCTTGGTCAGGATGTTTCTCCTCAGACATTCGTTATCCTTAACCGCACGGAAGAGCTGGCTAAGATATCTAAGCTTCGTGAGACGGCTGAAGATGCTAACCTCGCTCTTGATATTGCTATTCAGGGACAGATTGAACAGCTTGGAGATGTGCCTCAGTACGACTTCGAGCAGGCATATGAATCTGTTACTCGCCGTGTAGAGAAGAAGCGCAAGGTTGAGCCCAAGAAGCGCCCAGTTAAACCAGAGACAAAGCCAACGCAACTCACTAGAGATGAGGCAGACGCGAAGAAAGACCTCGAGGTTGCTGCAATTGGAGCTAAGCTCAAAGGTGTGTCGCCAAAGACAGCTAATGTCATTGACCGATACCTGAGCGTATTGTTTAATGTGGCACCAGACGTAAAGTTCGTAGCGCACTACACTCAGGAGTCTATTGACAGCACTCTTGCTGAGGAGCAGCGCACTGGAGACATTGAGGGCTACTACGATGCGGCTAATAACGAAATCCACGTACTCATTGAGCCTACTACCGATAAGGAGATTAGCAAGAACGAGTTCCGTGTAATTCGTCACGAAATCATCCACCCAATCGTAGATGCGTTGGTGGCTAAGGATACTCTGTTTGCTAACAGACTCACCAATGAGATTCGCAAACTTGTTGAGACTGCTCCTGACGCTCTTGCCCGTACTGCGGCTATGCGTCGTATGCGTGTGGTTCTAAAGAGTGGTGACGCTAAGGAAATTGTAACTGAGTTTGCTGCTCAGTTCTCTGACCCAGAGCTGTTTGACTTGCTCGACCAGAGTCCATCGTTTATGGACAGAGTTAAGAATCTGATTAACAGAATCTTGAACTTTCTCGGTGTAACCAAGCGAATCCAAAACAAGAAGGAGCTACTTGACTTCCTTACCGAGATGCGCAACAGTTTTGCAGCAGGTAAGGCTGTCCGTATTGACAAGGGTGCACTTGTTCGTAGCGCCCTTAACAAGTACCAGTTCTCTACTCGCGAGGAGAAGCAAAACATTATCCGACGCTTTATGTCGGAAGACGCAGAGGTTCGTGTCGACATCAACGAAGACATTGTTCCTGCTGCCGAAATCAAAAACCTGAACCCCGCCCTGTCAAATGTCTTGCCGCTGATTGAAAAGCTGTCGGTTAAGATGAAGCTTCCGTTCGTTGTTGTCAACGACAAGAAGTTCAACTACGCCTCTAAGGTTGGATTCTTTAACTTCCCCGATTTGCGCACTGGAACGATTACCGACCAGATGATGCCAGTTGATGCTGTTGAAGGGTTCCGCAAGAAAGGCTACAACATTCCTAAGGACCTAAAGTCCGACAAGTACATCGTAATCAACGCTGCCGCAAGAAACGTAGACCAATCAATCTACGGATATAGCGCAGTGTTTATCGAGATGCTGAAGGAGAACAGCGCTGATGCCTTCAACACGATTATGTCAAGCATTGTGCGTGGTAAGAGCGGCTCTGACCCGATTGTCAATATGGCAATTGATGAGTACCAGCAGATGCTTGATATTGCTCAGGCAGAAGGTCTGTTTGGCAAGACAAAGGGAAAGAAGGTCTACGAGACTGTTGATTTGAACGACAAGGAGATTCGTGAGTCTCTTGCATACACGGCTTTGGCTGATGCGTTCCAGACTTACATCCGTGACAACTTCGATGATAACTTAGCTGAGATTAACTCTGTCAAACAGGTTGTTGATGCTGCTAAGCCAGAACTGGAGGAACAGTTGCGTCCTACGCCTTTGACCATTCAGGAGTTTACTGTTGGCTCACGTCTTGATGACTTTGCTAATTTGCTCAAGAGCGCTAGCGAGGTTCCTGCGTTCAGTGACTACAAGGCGAAAACAATTGAGGAGGCCAAGAACAACATCATCGCTTCACTAAAGGCGAAGGTTGACAGCAAGGAAAACTCTGCTGATGCTGTAGAGATGGCCAACGTGATGGATGAACAGTCCACTGTTTTCAAGACTGGCTCTATTACTCTTAATCCAGACGCTATTCTTTATGCTAAGATATTCCATAGTTTTTTAGACAGTAAAGAGTATACTTATCAGGCGTTTAGCTCTCCTTACAACCCGGGTGGGTATGATGGCGAGTATGGCTCTTTCGAGATGAGCATTGATGCTCTTAATCAACTCAAAGCCAACGCTATAAACGATATATCCTTGGCCGTTAGGATGTCGAATATAGGGATTTTAAATATTAAAAAAACTGAGTCAACACTAAAGAATAATCCGATATTCGGAAAACTAGTCGCGCTTATTCCTAATTCAGAATATGTTGACACATATATTAAGACGGAAAGGCCAATCGTAAGCAAGCTTAGTCAAGAACTGCTTGATAAGATTGAGGCTGATTCTAAAGAAGGTATCCTTTATGTTCGCAAGAAAGGCGATGTTGAATCAGCAACCGATGATTCATTTCACAAGTTTAAAGTTGACGGAGGCGAAATAGTCGACGCAAGAACTGGAAGCCCACTCTCTGAGGAACAGGATGAAGCATTAGCTGCCCTGAGTGAAAATATTGAAATGGTTGTAGGCAAGCTTGCCATCAAGACATTCAAGGACCCCAACTATATGATGGATGGTCTTGCCGATAATTTATTCCCAGACTTCAAAGAGTCACTTGAGTCAATACTTGACGAGATTGGCTATCAGCCTTCTATGCCTGTGTTTAAGGTAAAGCCAGTTAATGGTCTTGGCGGATACAAGGTATTTGAGGCTGAAGTTAGCGAAGAAGTATCTGTAGATGATTTCTTCTCAGAGCCAAGAACAGTTCTTGATGATTACATCAAACTAGCCAGCAATACTGAAAACAATCTCGAGAAGCGCCTGAAGGAAATCGAATCTAAGGGAGCTGTTTCTATTGCTGACCTTGAGATGACCATTGCCGATATGGGCAGCAAGGTGATGACTGACTCTAAGCTTTATGACAGAACCCTTTCATTCGACTATGTATGGCAGTTCCCGAAAGACTATATGGGTCTTGACGTTGTGCCAGATGAGTTTGATGGCGGAGTTGGTATTGGCAAACAGACCAATCTAAAGCAAAAAGGACTCAAGGACACCTATACTCTTAATTTGACGTACAACCCTACAGCAAACAATATTACCGTAGGATATGAGTCTAATGTATTTAAGTACCAAAACGTACCGCCATATCTAAATGCGTTCCCAGTGTTTGCTAGAACAGTGGAGCTTATTCCAAAAATATTCCCAGACATCGAGTATGCTGCGCTTGAGTTCAATGCTGCTGGAGAAAACAAGAGCCACCCTCTTTATGAAGCTTTCTCTAACAAGGTCAATGAGATACTAAAGGCTGCCGACAAGGACTCTAAGGAGTACAAGACAGCCCTTGACATTCAGGAGAAGTCGCACAAGTTTGATGAGCGTACCGATGGAGCACGCCGTATTGCTCTAAACAACTTGGCCTACGTCAAGAAGGTTGGTCGTGAGTTTGCCCTTAAGGTTCACGATGAGACACTTGTGTCTGACCACTATGCATCATTGGGTACGCTTTACGCTATACCAAATAAGCAGTACGAGAAGTACATTGCGCTTATGGATTCAGAAGGTGAGAGCCTTGAGCCAGAAGAAATCGAACAGCGCATTCTTCAAGACTTTGGCGGACGTGAAGTCATCACGCTTCCAGAAATTGAGGAAAAGGCTGACGAACTCGGAATGAGTGAAGATGAGTACGTTGAGGAGTTCATAAGTATGTTTAATGCATACGGCATGAGAGGCGAAACAATCTTTATACCTAAAATCTTCACTAACCTAAACAGCCCCACTCAGTTCACTAAGTCAGCTGTTCAATTCTCTAAGCGTATCAAGCTGTCTCCTTTGGAGGAAAGCGCAGAAGACGCTGCTCTTGAGAAGGTAGCTAAGGCATCTTACGATTCGGACAAGGAGTACGCTGAGCGTATGAAGCTGTTCAATGCAGTACAGAAGGGTGTTCTCTCTAAAAATGCTTGGCTTGACCGTCAAGCAGATATCCGTGACGCTCTTGTAGATGGTGGTCTTGACTACGTAGAGAACCTTATGTCTCTTCGTGCTGGTGCCCAAGCGAATGCAACAGACTTGTTCAATCGTGCGGAGAAGAAAATCTACAAGGACTTGTCTCGTGGTGAGGTAGAGGCCCTTGACCAAATCATCTTTATGCGTCGTGTTATCCAGATTGATTCTAACTGGGACAAGCGCAAGGAGACAGCTGAGGTAAACCTTGATGCGTTCGAGGAGAAGATGCGTATTGACATCAAGGCTATTGATGAACTCATTAAGGGCGAGAAAAGTAGAAAGAGTCCAGACAAGAAGTTCATCAGCGAACTTGAGAACGATAAGATGAATATTCGTGAGCAGCGCGATAAACTCAAAGAGATTGCGTCTGATTACGCTGAGCGTCCTAAGCACCCGAAAGGTCTCAACGGAGAACAGGCTATCCAAGCCATCACCGCTATGGAGCGTAAGCTTGGAGCCACTCAGTTCGGTAAGCTGAATATGCGTGCCGATGCTTACTTCACTGAGTTCCGTGGAATCCTAAAGAGCTACGAGGTTAATGGTCTTATTGATGAGGCTACCTACGAGCGCTTCTCTAAGGATGACTACGAGCCACGTAAGTTCATTGAGAAAATCTTCGAAGACCTTGACGATGAGGTATTTGCAAGAGCTGGAACTGGGCTTAAGCAGGACGTACTAAAGGCCATTCAAGAGGGTAGCGAAGGTAACCTGCTTATGGACTCTCGTATGTTGCTGTCTCTTGCCTACAAGTCGGCAGAGGCTAAGCGCTTCCAGAACCTTGCAAATGCAGAGCTTGCTTCAGAGATTACTCCTGATACTGCTGACTTCGCTCGTAACGCCAACTACATTGAGCTCCCCGATGGAAGAACAGCAACAGACCAGTACGGCAATGCTCGTGTAGCAAATGCCGACAAGGGCTTTACCAACGTCTTCTACAAGGAGAAGGGTAAGACTCGTGCTTTCCAGTTGCGCAACGACCTCGTGGAGCAATGGAACGACACCAACAGAAGCTACTTCGGTGCTGGCAGTAGAACTAAGAAGGTGCTGTCCGCCCTTTCTGGAGCTCCAATCCTTCGCATCTTCGCTACTGGATACAACATCACCTTCGGCTTCGGTCTGGTGGTACCTGAATCATTGGCTGTTGTGTTGGCTCGTGGACGTGTGTACGGCAAGGATTCCTTCCTACCTATCGCACTGCTGAAGATGGCTAAGGACTACGCTACGGGTATCTACTCTAAGGCGACAGACCAAGACCTTGTTCGTGACTACTTTGCCCACGGTGGCGGTATGTCGTTTATGAGCCAAGAGTTCCGTCCTGAGTACCGATTCCGTGAGAAGTACAAGAACAAACTCGAGTATACCCTAGCTAAGCGTTGGGATAAGGTTGCTAAGGGCATCGCCTTTACTGGTGAGACCTTTGAAATTGGTATCCGATTGGCGGTGTACAGCCGTATGATTAAGAACCTCAAGGAGCAGTACCCTGACTTGGCTAAAACCAAAGACGGAATCGAAAAGATTAAGTTTATGGCTGCTGCTGAGGCTCGTAACATCGTTGACTTCAGCAAGGGTGGTAAGCTAACTAAGGACCTTGATGCTATTGCACCATACCTCAACGTAGCCTTCCAAGCCACGATGTCTACGTTTAACGGAATCAAGGACAACCCAGAGAAGTTTGCGGCCAAGTTCTTCCAGTACGCTACTGGTATTATGGGACTTGTGTTCTACAACATCCTTACTTACGGAGACGACTATGACGACATCGACCCTTATATGCGCTACAGATACCACGTTATTCTGTTACCAACTAAGGATGAGAACGGAAACCGCAAGTACATCCGACTGAAGAAGCCACAAGCGTTGCTTCCTCTGACGGTGCCTTTGGAGATGCTGGCTCAGTCTTGGGCTTCTACCATCAACGGCAAGCCGAAGAAGTTTAGCGAAGATGAGATTCGTCTTGCTTGGGAGAATGCTGCCGACGGGCTTCCATTCTTCGTGCCCGGCATTGACAAGTCGTTTGACCTAATGAACAGAATACCAGTCGCTTCGGTGATTGCCAAGTCTGTCTTCAACTACGACTCGTTTAGAAACGCTACCATCGTCCCTGAGTACATCTTCGGACAGGTTAAGCCATACGCTGAGAGCAGGGCTAGCGATAAGGTGGAGTTTTTCTACAAGGCTATCGCTAAGGCATCTGAGTCAGAGTACATTCCAGATATCTCAGCACCACGCTTGAAGGCTGGCGTAGAGTCAATCATCACCAATCCTACCACCAACTTCCTTGTTGGCGTAGCGTATGGTGTTCTTGACTTGGCTGCTCGTGCCGCTACGGATGTGATGAACGTACAGGACGTGGACTTGTCTGAGAAGCAACGTGAGGAGAAGGCTGAAGACCGAGTTGCTCGTGAGCTCAAAGGCATCAAGGAGAATGCTCAGAAGGTCTTTGTTCGTTCTACCAACCCTAATTGGAGAGACTACATTAAGAAGCAGGGCGTAGAGCGGGAGATTAAACTCGAAGAATCTACTGAGGACTTCATTATTAGCGAGAAGATTAAAGCTCTTGCTAAGAAGCACAAGGAGCAAGGCCACTTTGACAAGAATGGCAAGCGCTACCAAGAGGAGTTGGGTAAGATTCTGTCTGATGTCAAGCCAGAGAAGAGAGAGCGTTTAGGACGTAAATATTTCTATACTATAGCTTCTTCTGATGCCGACAAGAGCCTGATGAGTATTAGATTTGCAGACACGCAGAGTGAGGCAGCAAGAGTCTTCTACGAGAAGTTCGGAAAGCTTGAGCCTGAGGAGTTTAACGATGTTATGCGCGACCTCAGAGGAGTTGGATTCCGTCCTAACGAAGAGTTCTACGCTGTTGTCAGGAAGCTATACACACAAAAAGAACAATGAAAAAATGGAGCATAGTCTTCCTGTTGCTGAGCACTCTGATGGTGGGGTGCTCGGCCAACAAGCGAGCGAACTGGCACTTGAATCGAGCAACGCAGCTAAATCCTTCGTTGCTACAAGAAAGAGTGATAGTAAAAACGGACACTGTTGTAACAAAAGAGATTGTATATGCGGATACAGTTTCTTTTTCTGGGAAGGATAGTGTAGTTGTTGAGAACGATACTATTCAAACAACTATTATCAAGTATCAAGACAAGTACATTGTAAAGACAAAGGTCAAGCCCTACGCTATTACAAGAGACGTAGAGGTGCGTGTTCCTATTGTTGAGTTCCGTCCAAGTCCAAGAAGTTGGTTTGACAAAGCAAAAGACGCACTGCTTATACTTGTTATAACACTTTTATTATTTATCTTGGCTACTCGATACGTAACTAGATGGCTAAGGTAAAAGAAATGAAGGCTACGTTCTTGCGCAAAGCACGCAGGAAGCGCCCCGGTGTTCACGCTAAGACTAAGTACTCTAAGAGCAAGAACAGCAAGAATTACGCTAAATTAAGCGTAGGTCAAGGTTAATCCCACTTCTTACAAAAAGCTAGAGCGCTAGCAATCACTTGGTGCATATCGTAGTACTTGTACTCCGCCAATCGTCCACCAAGATGTAGCCCATCAACTGCGTCTGCTGCTGCTTTGTATTGGGTGTACCTGATTCTGTTTTGTGTAGTGTCAACGGGGTAGTATGGTTCGGCACCTCGGAAGTATTCCGATGGGTACTCTTTGGTCACAATCGTAACGTCAGAGTCTACGTTGCGAACAAAGTGTCGGTGCTCAATTGAACGAGTGAACTTCGTCACGTCGTCGGTGTAGTTTATCACAGCAGTGCCCTGATGGTTGTCGGTCTGGTAGGTCTTCTGCTCAAAGCGTAGGCTTCTGTAGTCAAGGTCTCCGTAATCATAGTCGAACAGCTCATCAATCTTACCAGTGTAGATGATGTTCTTTGCCTTGATGCGGTGGTGGGTCATCTTAAAGTCTACGCCAAGCTCGAGCTCGATGCCATCAAGTAGCTGTTCGAATATGCTGGTGTATCCGCCAACAGGTATGCCCTGATACTTGTCGTTGAAGTAGTTGTTGTCGAAGGTAAGACGTACAGGAAGTCGCTTGATGATTTCAGCAGGAAGTTCCTTTGGCTCTCTCATCCACTGCTTCTTGGTGTATCCGTATACCAATTTTTGGTACATCAGCCAACCGATGGAGTTGATGGCTACCTCCTCAAGGTTCTTTGGCTCGTCGAACTTTTTCATCTCCTCAAGCTTCTGCTTAACCTCTTGGGGTGTGCTTAGGTTGTAAACCTGCTTGAATGTCCAAAGATTAAACGGAAGAGAGAACAGCTCGCCGAGGTAGTTGGCAACTGGGCTAAACTTGTACGGCTCAAAGTTAGCAAATCTGTTTACGTATTCCCACACCTCTTCGTTGGATGTGTGGAAGATGTGAGGACCATAAACGTGGACATCGATGCCCTTCTGACGTGAGGTATAGCAGTTGCCGCCAATGTGTGGGCGCTTGTCTATAACTAAAACGTTATAACCTTTGTCTGTAAGCTCGCGTGCACAAACGCTTCCGTACAGCCCTGCACCTACAATCAGAAAATCGTACATTACTTGTGGTAGTTGAAGATGTAGGTCCACAAGCGCTCGGCACACCAAGGGGCATCTGGATAGCTGTCTCCCTCAAATGTCTTGAGCATCCGTTTCCAGAATGCTAGCTTCTTGTTCTTGATAAGGTCCCGATGCACAATGAACTGAGCTCCAGCTACAAACATCATATCCATCTGTGCAATCTTATCGAACAGCGCTATTTGGAATCCAGCCAAGTCAAGACCTCCGTGGTGAGGAAGTCCATTGATGTCGCACTGAACAATTGACCTTCCTAGAAAGTAAAACTTCTCCTTCTTGTTGTCTCCAGAAATCTTTTCGAAGTCATTGATTAGAGTGAGAACGTGTGGTGCGTGGTCAAACGGATTGCCCTGAACAAACGCTGTCCACTCTGGTAGGTTCTTGTAGTTTTCTACAATGTGGTGGACGTAAGTATGTGCCTCGCGACCAATGTTTTCTAATGGGATTCCAATGCCTCTTTCTCCTTTATCGTAAAGGCATACGTTTGCATTTGTTTTACTTATCCAAGAAACATCTTCCTTGTAAGAGGCTACAACTAAATCAATCATACTAAATATTTAAGTCTCTTTTGGTTTACCAAATCGAGGTTATGGTCTGGCGAATCCTTCAATGATTCATACAGATTACTTGCAAGTTTCTTAGCTAGCTTTTTATCCATCATTTCAATACAATCTGCCCATTCTTCTGGATTAGATGCTAGAAGACCAGTCTCTCCGTGGATGATTGTTGAACTGTAAGGCTTTGTATTTGAGGCTATTACAGCAGTATTTGTTGCTGCTGCCTCAGTAATCTTAAGGTCGCTCTTGCTCCAATTAAATCTGTTTCCTACTAGCGGCACAAGGCTAACATCAAACTCTTTATACAGCTCTCCATAGTTCCAAATATCTCTTGGTGGCGATGTCTTGTCGTATTTTAAAATGTCGTCGTACTCCATCCCCTCCACACCAAACGTGTAGACTTTAGAGAAGTCGTATCCTATAGATTTGACGTCGTGTATATGAGCCAGAGCACCAACATAGCCAAAGCGAACAGTAGAAGAACGTCGTTTGGATTGCTCGGCCCATTGTTGTTCTGTAGTGTCGATTGCATTGTTTACAAATTCAATGGTTGCTTTTGGATTCTCATCCTGCATCAGTTTAGCTAAATACGTAGATGGAGTCCAGATTACATCAGCAATCTTGATTGTCTTTTTAATGTCTGGTCCATAATACGTCTCGTATAACTTTCTTGCTGGATTCTCTGGGTTCAGCACCCAGTAGTCATCGTTATCAAGAATTAAGCGTACTCCGTGCTTCTTTAGCATACGGCTAAACTCCTTGTGATTGTTTACCGAAACCTTTCTAGAAACTATAAGGTTATCTACTAAATCAAGATTTATATCCTTGAGTTCAGAAAGTGACTGAATCCAATGAAGATTAACACCCTGTGATTGCAGTCTGCGCAATGGGACTATCAACCTATGGTAGTTGATTCCACCAAGGTCTCCGATGTGAATTAAATTTATCATTCTTTGTGGTATTCCTTAATTGCCTCCCTTACTCCGCTTAGCTCTTCCCTTAGGGCTGTTTGATACTTTTGCAGGATTTTTTCTACTTGCTCTCGGTCGTGCAGGGGTCTTCCTTGTCCGTTGTGCAGTTGTTCGAACAGATTTGTTGTTGCCTGATGAATCATCTCCGCCGCTAGGAAGAACTGTTGTGATAGCCTCTGCTCCGTCATTGTCTCTTAGTTTGTACCCCCAGCAGCAGACCTTAGCTACGAACTCGTCTTTTCCGAGGTGATTATCAAATGTTGAACTAATTGCAGTAAAATACCTTGGAGTATCGTCATCAATGTAGCCGTGAGACTTAAGATAGTCCGCAAGAAACTTAATAGCCACAATGGTATTATCAACATCAAACCTACAATTGTACCTGAGATGTATGCTAATCTTGTCAGCGTGAAAAGCGTCGTAGGAGTTAAGTGTCTCTTTAACTTGTTTTCCAAAGGAAGACTTCTCGCCGAAACGATTGCTCCAATGTTTCCCAGAATAGAGAGCGTTAAGACTAGGAGGCTTTGGTAATGGAATTGTAATCTCTTGATAATCATCGGGCATTAAACAAATTTATCAAAAAGATGTGTTATAATCACCATTTAATTGAATATGCCCCGCAAGTTCTGTTTGACCCAAGTGAGTTCCAAGTGGGGGGAACAGCAATTGACCATTGCGAGTGCGGAAAGAAGTGCGTGCGTGATTCATCTCAAGAAGGATTGGACTGTCCACTGTTGTGGGGTCTCCTCCTGTTTCAGTCTCACGAATCTTTCTCACGTGCCACTCCATAGTGCGCTTCATCTGAGGCACTTGGTGCTGAATCTTTCTGTGGAACGTTAGGAAGTTATCGGCCCTGTTGACCCACTTACCTCCGTGTTCACTGTCCTCTGCTCCCGGTGCGACAGGTAGTCCGTCATCACCTCTCCTGCGTGCCGCTTCAGTGATGGCGTGTGTGTTGAGCCACAGTGCTACTTGGTTGGTGTTGGAGAAGGTAAGGAACTCTGATGCTGCATCGTAGTGGTACTCGTGTACTCCAGCGCCTGATGTGCGTGACATATCTACACGTAGGGAGTTGTATGGGTCAATCAGAATTCCATCTATCTTCTTGTAGTTCATAATCTTCTCGCAGTACAACAGGATGTCCATATATGAGAACACCTTGTTGTTGTTGATGAAGATGAAGTGGTCTTTCACCCACTCGTAGGCTTTCTTCCTTGTGAGGTATGGCATATCCTTGATATTCCTATCGCAGGCGTACTGCATAATTCGCATCTTGATTGATGCTGTCCTACTCTCGCTTGAGTATACAATCCACTTCCAGTTGTGGCGAATCGCCGCATTCACCATAAGGTGCAACACCAATGTTGTCTTACCGATGTTGGAGTGTCCGTTGATGATGGTAAAGTCCTTCTTGTATACGAAGTGTCTGTCAATGTCAGGGTGTCCAGTGGTAAGGCCAAGCTCAATTCGACCTTCTGCGAAGTCGTTAATCCAGCGCTCATCAGAATCATCAGGTGCAATGAATGACATATCGCCATCCTCGAGCTTCATCTTGCGGGTTACCTTCTCCTCTTCGTTGACAATCTCGTGGATGGGCTTGCGCTTGCCTTCTTCGATTCCGTCGGTGATTGTCTTCTTGGCAGAGTCAAGGCTGTGCACATCCCTGCGCTCAATCTCACGAAGAAGAACTCGGAACACCTCATCCTCTTCCATTCTTCCTGCGGCTATATAGCCACCGCAAAGGATTGCAGCTCTAAGTAAAGTGTTGTGCTTCTCTCCGTCTGGAGCTCTGCGAATCATCTGCGCTGCGATGTTGAGGCGATGGTAGTCTGTTGACTTCTCCATCTGCGTAACCTCTTGCTTCTTACGCTCGTATTCTTCTGTCAGAAGGTTGGAGAAAGGAACAGCCGTCTTGATGCACAGGTCAGGGTCGTAGGACTCAAAGCAGGCCCTAGATTCATTCTTTCCCGATGGGTCAATGACCAAGCCATACTTTGTCTCAAAGTACTTCTCAAGGGCTCTAAAGTGGTCTCTGTGGCGCTCTGGGAATGTGATGTTAACCAGTGCTTTGATTCCGTCTCCAGATGGGCTTACCCATACGGCTACAATGTGTTGGTCAAGGCATAGAACAGACTTAACTTCTTCTACGCTTGAGAATGTTGTAACGTGGTCAATGTCAATGACTATGAGTCTGCTGTGCTCGGTTAGCGCATCGTCGTTGCGTGACTCAAATACACCAGACCAAAGAACTACAGGTAGCTTTGTTTTGAGCTCTCGCTCTCCTTCTCTAATAAGGGTTACTCGCTCGCTTTGCTTCCCACTCTTAATACGCTCAAGAGCCTGAAGAACAGTGATGTAGGATGGTGCGCCAACTTCGAAGACACTCTTGAAGATGGTTACTCTTTGGTCTAATGGGTTCATTCTGATTCAATTATCGAGACAACATTCTTCCAATACTCGTAGGCCTTATCGTTGGCCATATACATACACTGGGTGGCGTGCTTAAGGGCATCGTCTTTGCCGTGCATACGAATTAAGGACAGCGCCTTGATTGTGGGGGTAACTAATTGCTTACTCATAGAACTCTTTGTGTACTTCATTGAATATCTTTCGTGACATCATCTTTCGCTCACTTGCATTCAACGATGGCAATAGGCTGTCGTGCGCCTCAATAAAGTCAGCGATTTTGAGTTTGTAGATATTCATCCGCATCTCTGGTCGCATATCATCAACCTCAGTCTCTTGGAACACCTCGTTGGCAATGAGCTCAATGATGTCCACATACTTACGCATCTCTTGGTCATTAACATCGAGGAGGTTGGAACAACTTGTGGTTCCGTGCATTACGCTTGCGTGGTTCTTATTGAATATCGAAGCCATCGTAGAGTATGTTATTCCTCTTCTGCGCAACACATAGTATGATGCCTTCCTTAGGTTTACAACCAATCCCTTTCTTGTTCTTGAGAAGATGTTTGCGTGGAAGTGTTCGGAGACAGCAAGTCCGAATGTCTGTATTCTTGATGCAGAATATTGAAGGTTCATTTGTTTTTAGGTGTTGTTTTGATGGCGATGATTGCCATCACTATAAATAAAAGGGATAGAATTAACGTATCCATAGCACCCCTGACACGACTCGAACGTGTAACCGTCTCATTAGAAGTGAGATGCTCTGTCCTATTGAGCTACAGGGGCTTTGTTTTTCTTGGCCTCGAGTTCCTTGTAGATTCCTTGTTCGATGATTTCTTCGACGTGAATCTCTGCCCTTCTCATAATCAAGTCGGCTAACTCAAAACCTGTAAGCGTAGGCTTCAGTTTAGATGTTTGAACAAGTAGTACGTTGTCTCCCTTTCGCTTAGTTTGAAAGTATATGACAGAGTATTCCTTGTCCGACATCTTATCAAGAGTCACGACACCATCGGAAGAAGTAGCTTTCACTACCTCAAACCAATGTAATTTCTTAGAAGGAGTAGAGGCGTAGAATAGGGGATATTCAATCTTGAGGATATCCATCCCCCATTCAAAGCCTACGAGGTATACTAATGAGGACTCAAGGAGCTCAGAAGGGAAGGTCATCACCAGCAACAGGTGCTTGTGGTGCCACTGGAGCTGTGCCTCCTGATTGAGGTCCCTTTGACCAAGTTGAAGGGTCAGATACTTCAATGTAGTATGAGCCCTTTGCGCTGCGCTTAAGGTCGAAAGAAACGAATGGCTTCTCACCTTTGGTAGCGTAGCGCTGGAGGTCGTTCATCTCAGCAACTGAAAGCGAGAATCGCATTGATACTCCTTCACGTGGTTCAACGAATGTACGTTGGCCTTCGTCCCACAACTTCACCGACTTAACGTAGCCGCAGAAGATTTTGTCTGTTTTGTTTTCCATTGTTATGAATTTTCAACAAATTTAGTTAATAACGATGTTAATAGCAAGGGTATTCGAAAAAAAGAGGGGGCTAAACACCCTTGTTTGCGCCAACGCATTACACGTCAACGACTTCCCCCTCTTATTCTTTGATGAATACTCCGTTAACGAGCTTACCCTTACGTCCTTTGATTTCGTTGTAGGCTGTTTCTAAGCAGTCCCAAGGGTTGAGTTCCAGTTGGGCGGACAGAATAATCAGCGTAACGAGGACATCTCCGATAGCGTCAATGGTCTCTTCTTCTTTGTTCTTTGCGATGGCTGAAGCGAGTTCTCCTACTTCTTCCATTACCTTGAGCATTTGCTTGTTGGCGTTCTCGCGTTCGACAAGGCCACGTTCGATAGCCCAGTCAATGACTTTCATCTCTAAATCTAAGATTGCGTCCATTATTGTTGTGTTTCTAAAATTAAACTAAGTGCATTAACGTAGCCTTCCCAGTACTTAGCCTCAGTATCTCTACGGCTGTACAAACATACGTTGCGGTTGTATTGCGCCTTCCTGTATTGGTCGAGCAATAAATCTTTCTTTTTAATTTGTTCCATCTTGCCAGTCGCTGTACTTGAGACCATACATTACATTAAACATTCTCATCTCAAGCTCAGCGTAGTGCTTGGTGAACTTCATATTCTTCTGCAAGTACTCCATCCCCCACTCCTTCCACTGCTCGGCCTGAGCAACGGTCATAGTCCAGTCGGTGTACCAGTCGTCCTTGCGGTCTTTGATGTCGTCAAAGGTTACGTTGTGGCCAGCAATCTCAAACATCTTGTTGATGAGGTCTTCACTTGCCTTGCGCCACTTCTCCTCTTTCGTTAGTCTCTTTGCCATATTTTGCAATGTTACTCGGAGATTATCCGAATTAGGTTACATTATCTTGTATTGCGATATGCGATATATTTTCCAAAAACTATACACGATAGGGTATACATATATAGTTTTAGGTATAATTTATACACGATAGGGTATACCTATAGGTTGAAGTTTCATTTCTCTTTGGTGGTTTTAACTTCCTTTATCTTGCTTTTGATGCGTGGATGATGCGAATCTGCATCATCATCAATCAGACCCTGCACCATACTGTTGTGATAGCGTAGGATTAAGAAGGCATCATCCCAACCTTTCTTGTATGCCTCATTCAAGGCTTCATCTATTTGGTGCTTGTTCATTTGAATAAACATTTTTTGCAGTAAGGACTGAAGTCTTTTGTCGAAAACATAATGTCATCCGTAGAGCCGCAGTCAATACACTTTAGTTTGGTATCAGGTCCATCAAGGAAGTCCTGCATCAGGTAGAAGTCATCACCCTCGTTGTCTTGCTCTGTGCCGTTCTTAATCATATCAATGATTTGCAATAGCTCGGCCATTGTTAACTCGATTTTCATTCGTCGTCAGTGTCATCTAAATAATCTCCATACTCAGGGTAATGCGTTCCCTCGTTGCCATTACGTATAATAATCATCATACGCTCCTCGGCTTTGCGCTCCTCTTCTTCGTTGTCACGCTCGTGGTTCGAGCAAGGTGTTGGTTTGTCTTTCATCTTGTTTACCGTTAGTGAACTCATAAGAATACTTTGCTTACAGGGAGCAATACGCCCTTAGATGTATTGCTGTCCCCTCCAAGCACGTATCCTCTCTCTGCAAATATCTCACGACATAACTCCTTCAACCTATCAGTAGGAAGGACAGCCATAAATAGCACGTTGTCCTTAAGAACACGTTCCGAAGTCTTGGTGGCAATCAAGCACCAATACACGGCGTGAGTAGTAGCAAGACCAGAAGGCTTGTCACGTGACTCATACTCAATAAAGAAATTACCAGTAATGTGGGCCGCAAAGTCTGTTTTAACTTCTATCTTGGTGCCAGAGAATATAGCGCCGAAGGTAGTCTCACCTTGCTGTCCCAACTCCAAGTCAAACCTGAAGTCGCTATTGTAGTCCATTACTCGCGCTCTACAACAGACTGAACCTCATTGAAGAACTTATCGCTAACTAACTTAAGTGTAGCGTATTGCTCTTCGCTGTATCGGTCCTCGCTGTGTTTCATCTCTACCGTAAGCCACTGCCCAAAAAGAGCAATAGCCTCAGCATAAACGTCGCCCTTGTAGCAATTCACAAACGTATCCTTGTCGGATGGGTTTGTCATATCAAATTCAAGAACAGCCTTCATAATTATTCATTTATAATTCTCCGTAGACAACATAGTTTTCCAAGTCTTCTCCGTCAATAAAGAACTTGATGTATGTTTCAACACCACGCTCTACCAATAGACGACCCTTCTCAAAGAACTCTTCGCTTACCGAAAAGATTCCAATGTCTTTGCTACCCTTGTCTACAACAATAAACTTAAAGTTCTCAAACTGAACGTCAAACAACGTGCAGTAGATGTAGGCTTGGGCCGCATAGGAATAACGAACAGCGCTGTACCTGAAGTCAGACAGACTTGAAGTTGTCTTAAGGTCGTAGATAACAGGCGCGTCGTTCTTCTTGATGTCGGCCTTGCCTCTGAATGGAATACCGTAAAGCATACCGATTGAAGGCAACTCATACTCAGCATCACGAAGGGCATCTTTAACTACGCTGTTCTTTCTAAGCGCATCAGCCACGTAGTAGCAGTTGTCATAGTCCTTACGTAGGAGCAACTTCTTTCCTGAGCCTTCGTAGTGTTCTACGGCATCCTTCCAGATGTTTGCTGTCTTTGTCCCGCACTCAACAGCGACGAATCGCTCCTGTAGGTGCGGCTCAAGGACAAGCGTATGGATTAGATTACCCATAACCAGCGCTGTGGTGTCTCCGTCTTCTCCGTACTTTAGATACCTTTCGTACTCCTTTGGAGAGTCGTTAATCTTCTTCAGGTTAGAGGAGGACATCGCTGCCCTCCCCAAGTAACCATAGTAGAAGTCGTCGTCACGCATCGCTTCGATAAGCGTAGGCCTATACCACGATGTGCCATCCAACAGAATTATTTCTTCGCTCACTGCTTGATGAGTTTAGAAAGGGCAAGTTTCTGAGAGTCGTTGAACTTATCTCCAGCAGATGCAATGATTTTGTCGTATTGCTCTTTAGTTCCGTGCTCCTTCATAGATGCAGTAGCACGTTGGAACAGGTCAGACTCAGCAGGCGCTGGAGCAGGTGCGGCTACACGTGGTGTGCGTGGCGCGCTGTCCTTGGCGTGGTTGTTCGTAGCGTCAGCATCTTTGGTGTCGTCAATGAGGAACATTGCGTTGAGCGCATATTTACGAGCGTAGGACGATGAAGAGCCAAACGACTGAGCGATGTCCATACCCTTGCGATTGGGGTCAATTCCAGCCTGTGCTGTAGATACACGAGTCTCTCCGTTAAAAGATACATTAACACTTGCCTCTACGTACACGAGGCCGAATACCTCCTTGATGGTGTCAGAGATAGTCATTGCCAATTGGTACTTGGACAGCAAAGGTTTGAGTGCCTCGAGGATGTCCTCTTGATTTCGGTAGGCGTACTTACCGAATGAGTTGAACTGAGACTTAGGGGCCTTGAGTTCGTATTGAATAGCGATTAAGCGTTGCTCGAGCGTAAGCTGCTCGTTAGCAGCAGGTTTAGCAGTTGCCATAGTTAAATTAGATTAAAGTTGTCCACAAATATAGTTAATAATTCTGTTGAATACAAATTAGAAGCCATCTTCTTCTTTGCGAAATACGACAAGCGGCTCATCGAGCATATCGCCTACGTATAGGTCTATTGCGTTTGTTTCCCATCTTGATTGAAACCCATCGCATAGTTTGATGAACTCCTCAAAGGATTCTACGTCAAGCATTTGATTGCTTGCCTCTCCATTGGGGAGCATCGTAAAGAATTGTGTTATCATTGCTGTTTAAGTTTACTGGCCATCGCCTCATACCATCGTGCTTTCTCGAGGTCTTGCTCGATTGGCTGGTCTGGCTTTAGACCCATTCGCATTCGGTATTTGAATGCTGTCATCTCGCAGTGGGTGATGAATGCATCAACTCCCCATATGTCAATCATCATCTCCCACACCTGCTTACTACCTTGCTTGTAGTGGGATGGGTTGATGAAGTCGTAGTTATTCTTTTCCTCCGCCATCAATGAAAAGTTCTCTAAGTGTCTTGTCCATTACATCACGAACAGCACGCTCTATATACATAAACGTCTCCTCGTCTTCCTTGTCGTCGTTAATATGTTTATACACAGAATTCAGATAGTCTTCGAGTGCCTTTGACATTTTCTTTCCGTAGAACTTAAGGTCTCTTTTGTAGATGCCATTAGTTTCGAGTTCATCTAACGACTCAACGAGTAATTGAGAAGCGATGATACTCTTAACAGCAAGTGCTTGTGTTTGAATATCTGATTTCATTTTATCTGTTTAAACATTTCTATAATCTTGTCAAGGCATTCACTCTGCGCTTCCCTGTAGGATACGTACTGGCATAGCGTGGAGTCCTTTTGCATATTGCCTTCGTCATCGAATTGCATAATGCTAAAGCCGTACATCATATCTCCGTTGAAGAATGTATCTATATCTGGAAACAAGCCATTGTCTCGGCTCCAGTCAAACGCATACGCATACGTAGGAGCAGGGATTCTGTCTTCGTGCCCATCCATTGCGATAGATATTGTCTTACTCTTTGGGCTATAACTCGCAAAGCATCGGTAGTTGAAGCCGAGTTTATAGAGTTCATCCGCTTGTCGGAAGGTTACGAAGTCGTTAATCATCTTGGTTTAAATGCTTTAAATTCTGTTACTACTATATCGTTATATGGAGCGCAGACAGCATTCCATTTTTTAATCAACTCCTTAGGAGTGTACTTCTTCTGAACATTCTCAGTTAGAAGTCGTGCGGTATCTCCAGCGAATAGGAGTAACAGATTCTCTCTGTCCTCCACTGGGTCTTCATTTCTTACCATAGTTCTTCTCGTAGTACCTGCGCCACATACTCGCGGCGTAGGCAAGTCGTTGAGGGTAGAACGGATAGTCGCTTTTTAAACGAGCCATCGCTATTCGCATAAACTGGTCACGCTGTTTCATTTGAATTTAGATTTAAGGTCGTTAACTTCAATAGTCTTACGTAGGGCACTCTCGTAGTAGTTAGCCTCCGCATAAGTAGACAGAAGGTTATAGAAGTCATCCTCGTTCCTACACTTGTTGGCATACGTAGCACACCAGTAGGCGTAGTCAAGAACGCTGTCCTCCCACTTCTCATAGTAAGCGTGACCACGTTTTGTTCCTGCGGCTAAGTTAATCCGAGACTTAGCCTGTTTCATACCAAACAGATTATTGTTCTCTAAAAAAATCGTAGAACGATAATTTCCAGACTCGATACGTGCCTGAGCAAGAGCAATATGCGGATACCGAACATTGAGTTGCTTGAGTTTGGCGATAAGCCGTTCCTCAGAGAACTGTGGCTCGTGTAGGTAGACGTTTACGATGCGCTCATACAAATCCTCCTCATACCTCAATACAAACGTAGACAACATTGTTAGGGCTGTCCAACCACTGAGGAAGAGAAGAAGCCGCCCATACCGAACCTTGCGGTACAGGACAGCATTCTTATCATAAGTAAACAGCATTACAGAGTGATGCTATGTAGGACTAAGTTGTACTTGTCGTAGAGAAAAGCATTCTCATCGAATAGCGCAAGGCTATACCTCTTTGTAGCGTAGACAACAGCATTGTCAATCACGCCAATACGCTCACCACGCTCAAGAACGTAGTCGATGCGCTTCATACCAACGCTGTAGTCCATATCGTGAGGGAGAACAGCAATTTCCGCCTTAGCGCTTTTTGCTATTGGAAGCGTGGATAGTGGATTGTTCATAAGAATTTAATTTAGATTGAAGTTCTAACACCTGCCGTTGCAGGGCTTCAACTTGCTGATTTTTAAAGGTTAACAATTGATTCCAAGTATCGGAACTATAAGTAATATGTGACATAAAAAAGAAAATAGTACGCCCGAGACCACCTGAGCCGTTTTGCTGGGGGGTTTGTGGCCCCCTGCGCAACGGCATTGCGAGTGCAACAGGGCGAAGTTAGACGTGAGAAATGACAATGTCTACCCAATTTTAGTCAATCTGCTGACTAAAAATGTGTATTTTAAATAGCACCAATTACGTGGCGGTAGTACATAACCTCAGGGAATTCACCCATCACATACTTGAGTACATCGCAGAACCACACGCGCTTCTTGCTACGGCTGTGTAGGTAGTAGGCACCATCGTACTGGCACTTTTCAGTAAGGAACAGTGCGTGAGCACCTGCCAATGCATTAAACTTAGTGGTAACCTCAATAGTCACAACGTGGGCGTGTTTGTTGCCGAAGCGACGCTCGTCTTTGAGGATTCCGTCGAGGATATTTTCTGTTCCACCAACCATTAGAAGGTTTGCCTTTGGGCCAACCCACGAGGGAAGGACAACGTACCAAAACCCATCTCGGTCGCGCTCGAACTGAACGCGGATGATTTCTTTGCGTTTGAATGGAGAAAGAAGAGTGATGATAGTAAACATCCCCCGCTTGAGCAGGTAGAGAAAATAATGAACAATATTAGTCATTGAGTACAATTTTTGTTTTTTGATTTTTATAGACAAGTAGATACATATGTTTAGACACCCGTATCCGTTTGGTGGGCTTGACACTAAGATTGATTAGAACATTATTGATTAACTTATTGATTGTCATCGAGTTCGCTCATTGCAAAGTCAATAACTTGTAGGTGCATCTCCAGCGTAGCCTTAATCTTCGGTAGGTTAGAAGACCATCCGCTACCTGTAAACAGGTGCGCTGTTAGGTTGTTGATAGCCCATTGCTTCTTGGCGTAGTCAATGTCAACCTCGCAGGTGACAGTTGCTGGGTAGCCTGTTAGTCCGTGGGTGTATTCGCGTTCGAATTGGTAGGTGCGTTTAACTTCTTTCATCTTGTTTAGTTTATGGGTAAATAATTTCACGTTCATCGTAGTCCTCGTAGGTGTTGCCGTCAGCATCAACCCACTTGTCAGTTTTGTTGTCGTAGGTAATTTCGTTACCATTCTCAGCGAAGAATACCTCGCTTCCGCTTTCAAATGTTCCATCTGAGTGGTGCATAAAGTAAAACTGACCACTTTCTTCCTCGGCCTTAGCCACAAATTCAATGTTTGGAAACATAGAGAACATAGTAGTCATCACGTGCTCAGGGTAAGACCAAGCAGTAGCGAAGTTGATAAACAAACGCTCATCGGATTCCCAAAATACCTCAGTGAATGCGGCATTCCATTTAGTGCCCCAGTTATCACAACTCCAGTCGTACCAGTTGGGGATACCATCACGTTCGCATTGCTCACGCTCAGCATTACCTAAGTTGCCACGGAATACGTTGTTAGGCATAGGTATGATGGCATTGAAGTCAAGGGTCTCCTTACCCTCATCGCTGTCGGGTGTAGGGACAATAACTTTATTATAGAACTTTTGCAGTTCTTCTTTTGAGGCATTGGCCTCGAGGGTTACATAGCACCAGTTAGGCATAGTTATTTATTTTTAGTTAAGCATAAACGGATTTCGTAGGCCTGTATCTCACCTTCCTCACGGATTGTAACGTGGTCAACGTAGAAGTCATACAGGTCTTCATTAGCGGGGGCGTTCTCATCGAACACTTCGATAACAACTTCGCTGTCCTCAGGAAAAGGGAACAGCAATTCTTTCAGTTCAATTAGTTTCATATAGTAGTTTTAAAGTAATTCATCTTCATCGTAGGAGGCTATCTCCACGAACTCCATAAAGGAATCGTACCCACTGAAAGTGGGGGAGGAATTTTTTCTATCCCATTCCCGCCACTTATCAGCGAACTCACGGCACTTGTCCCACATCTCATCATCGCACAACGCATCGTGCACAGACATATCGCTGTACACATACTTGTAGGCAAGGAAGGCGTAGAAGCCGTTAGTATATTCAGATATCTTACTCATAGTTAGATAGTTAAAGACTTCTGGCGGAAGCCGTGGTTACGAAGGTGAGAGATTTGAGATTTGTTGAACATCTTCTCCCACGTAGGGATACGCTCAGGTATCATAGTGTAGGCATCGTCAAGGATTTCATTGGCGAAGTACACATAGAGTTGTAGTTTCTCTTGCATACGCTTAGCATCATACACCTTAGACATATGCTTGTAGAGGCGACTACGCTTGTCTGTAAGCATACTCACGATACGTAGGGGAGTAGCATCAAGGTTGTCGCAGATAATGCGGAGCAAGTCACGCCGCCACAGCAAGTTAGTAGTGTCAGACACAGCAGAAGGGATACGCAGTTCAATGCGGTTGTCAAACAAACGGACAGATTGATACTTGTCGGACGAGAACTTAAGGTCATCGTTCTTCTTAACCTTGCAGTGTTCGCCATTGATGCGGCCAACGTAGACAGCGTACATAAGAGGCAACCACGGAGCAAAGCGGTCGAAGAACGTACGGCCAGTCATACCCACAGCACCCAAGTGGATGTGTCCACCGCAACGCTTGGAGTAGTCGCCGTCAATATGCTCACGAAGAATATCAATCTTCAGGTCTTGGTCAAGTCTGTCGTCGTACAGGTCGTACGTAGGAGACACAATCTCATAGCCGTCATCGTTCAAGGAACCATCGCGCTCCTTATCCCAACCCGTAGCCATATTGAACTTGACGTTGTTGATTGAAGTCTTGACATCATAGTCCTCCTTCTCAACCTCGAAGCCAACAGAGAACAGCGTATCCTTACCCACGTAGGAAGGTCGTTGCTCTCCGTGCCGTGCACCTTCGTGGTAGTCAGCAACATAGGGAGCGTTCTCGATACGCGCAATAGCGCGGCGCTCACGCTCCTCACGTAGTCGCTGTGCCTCGCGCTCCTCGTAGGTGCTAAACCAAGCCTCAACATCAGGCTTAGATAACTCAATACCATCCATTAATAATGAGAGGTTGTCGGCGATGTACTTGTATGCCTCACCCCTACTCTGTCGGTTGGCATCGTACACAGCAAGGTTGAATGCTTCCCACGTAGAACGCGGGGCATCGTGGCGTATACCTGCCCAAGTACCAGTAGGAGACCACGAATTGTCAAACCAAAACACCACTGGTTTGCCGTAGGTCTCAGACAATGCCTGCCACGGAGCCATAAGGTCGCGGCCATTATAGTTATTGCTAAGAGAAACACGGCCACCATTTTGGTCATCGCTGTCGTTGAATCCGTAGACACGCCCCTCTTGGTTGCCTTGATTGCCCCAAGAGTTGTTGATTTCAGTACGCATCTCGCCATTAAGTCCGTAGGATGTACCTGTAAATAGAATGCTGAACACGTCGCTGTCAGCACGGCCATACTCTATGTCACGCAGGTGGTTGTGTAGCAATCCGTTGTAGGTAGTTAGGTACGGCTCATCCATAGCGTAACCACGGAACCCATTGTGGAGATTGAACCAAGCACGAACATTTACATCGATAAATTCCATAAAACAATTAAATTAAATTAGACAAGTTAAACAATTAGAAATCAAACAATTACAATACAAGACCATTGGTGTCCTGCCAAGCAATGACAGCAGACTCAGCCTTAATGTTGTAGGCACCGCACTCGCTACACTCCGCATACATAGTTACGTAGGTGTCTTTGTCGCAGGAACTACAATGTGCCTTCACATCAATAACCTCGTGGGCTTCAATCAAAGGGCTAAGATTCTCAACCTCAACGAGTACGGTCTTATCCTGAGCATCAAAGGACTTGTTCCATTCGGCTTCCTCAAGTGCATCAAGGTCATCGTAGTACGCTTGACTCTTGCTTGATAGTTTGGCTGTTGACTTAGCGCCGTAGGCACCATCAGACCACGGCTTGTCGTAGTCGTACATAGCGTAGGAGCCGTAGTAGCGTACACCACGCTCTTTGTAGGAAGAATTAGAGAACCAATTACCATCTTCCCACATACCCGCTTCCTCGTTGACAATCTCGAAGTCGCCAGTATTATCTAAGAAGATTAGTTTGTTACCCGCACCTATGAACTTGTGGAGCATCGCAAGCATAATCTGAGTGCCGACCAAGCCCTGAACATTATCGGTCATAGGCGTAGGTAACTCACGCAACATATCACGTAGGAAGGCAGTGTCTGAGTACTCGTGAGTACCAAGCCCAGCAAGGATACCATTGTGAACAAAACCAAGAGTATCAGAGACAAGGAAGGGATGCAGAAACTCAGTGGTCATTCCGTGGGTAGCAATACGGAAGTGCAGTACCATAGGGGTGTGCTTGTCGCGGTGCTTGAAGGCAGTAGCGTAGGCAAGGTACAGCGCATCGAAGTCCGTAGGTGAAGTGTTTGGCTGTTTGAATACATTGAGAATACCATCACGAACATACATAAAGCCAGCACCATCGTCATTTGAGTCCCAACAATTTTTGAGTGTCTTACGAGATAGTTGATTTGATTTGTTAAGAATTGCAATACACATAATAAACAAGAATTAAATAGTTAATAAACAAATAGTTAGGCGATAGCACTTACAAGAGCCACGCTGATAATACCAATGAACAGCACAACAGCAATCATCGGAAGGGGAAGGACATTTTCTTTCATACGTATACAATATAAGGGGCTTGTCAAGTCCAGAACCCAACAAGCCCCGATTAAAATTTACTCACGAATCATAGATTCGGCACGGGATTTCATATCTTCCACAGCACTACCGAAACCCTCAACACTAACGTACTTAGCGTAGTCGGTACCTGTCATTTTCTCAGCCAACGCAGCAGCAAATGCGGCACGTCGGTAGATAGTAGGAGCACTCACCACCTTGAGCAAGTGCTTATGTAGGGCACTCGTAGGAGTCAACATCTCACGGATAAAGAACAGCGTACCCTTGTCAAGGTTAGAAGCCATAATACGAAGCAAGTCCCTACGCCATAGTAAGTTAGTTACCGAAATAACAGCAGAAGGAGCACGAAACTCAATGTAGGAACTCTTGATAGCAACAGCACTATACTTACTATTATCGTAGGACTTCTTAGCAGGGCACCAACGACTACGTAGTCGAGATTGGTACAGCGACAACAGCACAGGAACAAACCCTTTTACCTTATCGTAGACCTCTTGACCATCCAAACCTTTGATACCAAAGTTGATATGACCACCACAATTATCAGAATACTTAGCATTGATATGAGCACTGAGAATATCAGTAGCAACAGCATTGTCTAAGTCATCAGTCATAAGGTCGTAGGTAGGACTTACCAATTCAAAACCTGAGGAACCATCAAGGGAACCATCTTCTTCACGAGACCACTTAGTGTCGTCTACGTCATCTAATTCCCAATTATCAAGGACTTCTTCATCTTCTTTCTCTACCTCGAAGCCCACAGTAAACTTGGTATCTTCAGTAGTCAACATAGGACGATAGCCACTATGGTAGGAATGACAACGCTCAGTACGTTCTTCTTCAGTATAGTAACAACCATCTGAATGTTGGAACACATAATGACCAATGTCTCCAATGTGGTAGTAGTCATTACAATCTTCAGCGTAAACTACATCATCAGACAAATAGTAGCCATCATAACTACCCTCACTAACGTAAACTAAGTCGGAACTATCTGCATAGTATTCACCATCTCCATCACAATAGTAAGCATCATCAGAGTGAACTACTTCACCATCAATAGTAGAGATAGAGTCATCTACGTGAATCAGAGTACCACGACGGAAGCCATAAGTAATCTCAACAGCATCAGAAGCATCTACTTCACGACCACAAGACAAGGTTACAAGATTATCCATAACAATTAGGAATTACAAAAAAAAAAAGAAAACAATAGATACACTTCAAAGGTAGTATCCTACACCTTAAACTTTATACTCTTGACCAATTAAGACCATTAAATGACCGACTAATAGAGGTCAAGTAGTAAGCATAAGTAGAACTATTAAGAGAAAATACTTTGCGACTCAAAGTATCAAAGGCAACAAAAGTACCTGCATCAAGTATAGAACCTGTCTCAAAGCACTTAGTACGAAACTTAGTTTTGAACTTAGTGAACTTATGAGTATAGTATATATTCTCCTGATATACACTACTAATCTTTGGACTACTAACGTGAGTATAGGTAGAGTTAGTATTTCTTTTTACTTTAGCCATCGGAACACGATTTTTGGTGGGATTCGAGGCAAAAGTACGACTTTCTCGTAGGAAATAGTCAATAGAATAATTCTTAAGAAATTTATTTGAGAAACAAATAAATTTCGTTTAGAATTACTATTGACTATCGCGCGGCGCCTACCTGCGCTACCTGCCCGTCACCTGCGCGTCATACCCACACGTAGAGGCGCGAATATAACTCCGACCCCGATAGGTTTTGACTATCGACCGATAGGATTTGGCTATGATGGCTGTCTCGTAGGCGCGTGGTTTTGGTAGTTGTTGATAGGTTTTGGCTATGAGGGGATTTTAGAGTGGGATTGTTCTCCCTGATTATCAAGCACTTACATCAGAGAGAACTTCTCACCGATAGTTATTTCCTATCGCTAACTAGGTACTTGATAGGAAAAAACTATGACCAAGGGGCTACTTAATAGTTAGAATCTATGGGTAGGAGTAGGTAGTAAAACGCTGGAATGTTCTGAGAATTTCGTGTACGTGTAGGGGGCTTGGGTCTGTGATTTCGTTTCGGTTTGGTTGTCGATTCGTTGTATAGTATATATAATCCCGCCCATACTTATATCTGGTGGTTCCTTTTATCAGTGTGCACTTGCGACTGATAGTTTCTGGCTATGACGTGTGCTAGCTGAACATTGTTGAGTGCTCTATTTAGTGTTGGATGTGTTCTGGTGTGTTGGATGTTGTCTAGGAAGTTGGCTGCGTTAGGTTGTGTAGATTTGTAAATGTGCTGTTATTCTCTCTCGTTGGGGGAGTGACAGCTAAGTTTACCTAAAAAAGAAACGTAGACAACTATGTGAAATAGAGCACGTTGCAAAAAAAAGAGAGGTGAGAAGAAGATGAACAGCTAGAATAGTCTTCGTGCCAGCACAAGTCTATCCTATTATGACGCGTTCGCTTTGACCCTTGGCAGGTGTTACTGGTCAAAGCTCACTTGCTAGCTGTTGTGTAGCTGCTGACTTGGCGGGGTGGGAGGCCCGCCCGTCAGCTTTAGTGTTCTGTTGGTTGTGCTAGCGCTAGGACCTTTAGCGGCAAAGTTACAAGAGAAAAATGATACTTTCAATAGTTTGGAGTATGAGTATTCAACATTTCATTGTTAATGACCAATAAGGGGGTAAAACAGAATTGATTATTTTTGTAACTCTAAAACGTAGACGATTATGAAACTATCTAAGTATGTGTCGCTGGCTGAAGTAACTCGTAGTGATACTGCCAAGCGCAAGGGTATTGACAACTCTCCAACTGCTGAGCACCTCGAGAACCTTAAGACTATCTGTGAGGAAGTGTTTGACAAGGTGCGTGAACACTTTGGTGTGCCTATTTACATTTCATCTGGGTACCGCTCTGCTGCCTTAAACAAGGCGATTGGTGGTAGTGCTACCTCTGACCATAACAACGGAAAGGCTCTTGACCTAGACCAAGATGGTCACGGTAATGGTGTAAAGAACAAGGATGTATTCAACTTTATTAAAGACAACTTGGAGTTTGACCAACTCATCGCTGAGGGTTCTAACGGAGCTGGCGATATGAACTGGGTGCACGTCGGTTATCGTAAAGGAACAAACCGTAAACAGATTCTGATTGCTGTTTTTACTGGAGGTAAGGCCAAGTACATTCCGTACACCGCAGCCAAGTTCAAGGAGATTTATGGGTAATTGTTTTGTCTACGTATTAGCTGACGCTACTGGAATTAGATACATTGGAGTATCTATTGAACCAGAGCAAAGGTTGAAGAATCACGTACACGAAGCAACAAACAAGAAGAATAAATCATATAACCTACGCAAGTCTCGATGGCTTCGTAAGATTGACTTTGACTTTAGGCACAGGATTATTTTTCAGGGAACTGAAACAGAGTGCTATGAAAAAGAGGTTGAGTTAATCTCTTTAGCTTTATCTAAAGGAAAGAAGTTAGTCAATACTAGTAAAGGCGGAGACAAGCCTCCAAAGATTACAGACCTACCTAATTATGCGGATATTGTAGAAAAGATACGAGCAAAGTCTATTGGCAGAATACCATCAGAAGAAACTCGTCGTAAGATGAGTGAGGCTCATAAAATTAACCCAACTACTTGGTTAGGAGATGTGTCTGGATACAACAACCCTAGGTCTAGAGCTGTAGTTCAAATGGATATGGACGGCAATGTAATATTCATTTGGGCAACAGCAAAAGAGGCAGCAGACGCTATTGGTATATCAAAATCAACTGTGACGACTGTACTTAAGGGCAATCAATCATCAACTAAAGGCTTTAAGTTCGATTACTTTTAATAATTATCTTCGCTTTATGAAAACGAAAATGATGTACGCCAAGGGCGGACCTATTGTTCCAGACCCTAAGAAGAAGATGCCAATGACGGCTGACCAGAAGTTCAATGCTGCTGCTCGCTCTCGTGAAGCCGAGAACCTTACCGAGATGCGCAATGCACTGAAAGAGGAAGGTCCAGAAGCCCTTGCTAAGTTCGACAAAGAACTAAAGGCTAAAGGATTCAAGGTTGTCAAGAAGCCCGTTCAGAAGATGATGGGCGGAGGAAAGGTTCCTAGCTACGGCAAAGGCGGTATGATGAAGTACCTTAAAGGAGGACAGGTAAAGCTGGACAAGAATAAGGACGGAAAGATTACTGGTATGGACTTCAAGATGATGAAGTAATGAAAACCAAGAAGTACAACGAAGGAGGCAAGATGGGCGAAGAGTCCGGTGCTGAGATTGAAGTAAAGGGGATGGACCTTATGATGGCTGTTAAACAGCTGGAAGCTGCCGTTAAAGCAGGAGGTAAGATGCCAACCCATTACAAAGTCAAGGCCTGCTTCTATAGCGAGGACTAATGGAGTTGTTCGCTTGCAATGTCTGCGGAGTCGAGAAGTCAATAGAAGGCTATCGAATCTACGGACGGCATAACGAAAAGCGAGCACTCCAATGCAAGGCCTGCTCTTACGAGAAGTACAAGGTCTGGAAGAAAGAGAATCCAGAGAAGGCAGCGAAGTCGTCGCCCGAATGGACCTTTAACAGAAGGTGCAAACGAAGGAAGGTTACTCCACGTCAAGTGAAGGACACCTTCTTAGAGCAGGAAGGTAAGTGTGCTATATGTTTAGACAACATCCATCTCGACACCTGCGCCATCGACCACAACCACAAGACCGATGAGTTTCGTGGTTTGCTGTGCAAGAAGTGTAACAGCTCCATTGCATTCCTAAAAGACCACCCCGACGTTGTAGACCGTGCTGCTAAATACCTAAGAGAAAGAGGACATTATGGCGAAGATTAACAAAAGAGAGCTGTCCAAATCAGCTAAGTACTTCCGTGAGAACCCAGAGGCTCGCGAGAAGAAGAATGCGTACAACAAAGAATACCACTCTTCCGAAGAACGAAAGAAGTACCGAGCCTTCCTTAATAAGGTAAACAGACGTATGGGCACCTATGGGAATGGTGATGGTATGGACTTCGACCACTCAGAACGTAAAATGATTTCCGCATCCAAAAACAGAGCAAAGAAATGAGCGACAACAACTTTGACAACTGGCTCAACGAGCTAGAGGAAGCCAATCAACCTACGTGCAACATCGACAATCCAGAGGACTGCGAGGCCTGCGGTAGTTAAGATGGCAAAGTCAGCAAAAAAGCGCGGAACAAGTACACGCGGCATTAAAAGAGTTAGCGCAGGACGCTCATCTATTGGTGCTGTAAACCACCAACTTGTAAACAGACTACTCGGTGAAAGCAAAGAAGAAAGGTAAGGTAATGGTAAAAGCCCCTGATGGCTACCATTGGATGAACGACAAGGGTCGCTATTACCTTATGCCCCACAAAGGAGAGTTTGTTCCCCACGAAGGAGCAGCGCTAGAGATGCCGTTTAAGGTAATCACTACTCATCCAAATCAGGCAAAGCGCCAGTAGCAGCACTTCGGTAAAACCTAGCTACCAGCATCCTGCCTTTCTGGGTAAGCGCCATACGAGAACGGTACGAGAACCGCGTCTCACCATAGAACATTAAGTCCTCCATACTATGGAACGACGGGCTTGTCTGACGGAAGTGATGGTATAGGTATTCTGCTTTTATAAGTGGAAGGATGTTTCTCTTGTAGAACATACCTCGATACATACGCATCTGCTTGCAGGCGTAGTCGGTTGTGAAAAACTCAAGGTCGTACACCAACAGCATAAGGTGTAGCTGTCCCATTGTAAGCCCAAACCTTTTACGGAAGTAGTGGTATGTGATTCCGAGGTGCTTAAGTCCTTCGTGTGATATTGCGCTGTCAGGTAATCTGCTGGACTCCCGAAACATACGCGCCTTGTTCTTTTGCGTGTGCTTAGCCATCTTAAATTAAACTCTATATTTGTACAAAAGTATTGAATATGGCAACATTATCAGGCCAAAAGGTAAAAGATGCATTTGCTTCACTGCTGAAGCTAGCCACCAACACCGCCACCACCTCTCTTAAGAACGTAGAGTCTGGTGATGGAGTAGCCACTGCATTGCAGCTTGGCACGGGAAAGGTAGGTATCAACGGAACCCTTGAGTTTCCAACTCCTCCAGCTACTGGGTCAACAGAGGTTAAAGCACTTATGCTTAACGCATCCAACCAAGTAGTTGAGCGCAGCCTCAATGCTGCAGCGTTTACTGGGGGTGCGTTGACCACGGCATCGCTTCCTCTTGGGGTATCAGGCTCTGATGTTCGTCTTGCAAACCCATCAGCCATCTCTGATATCGGCACCCCTGCGTCAGGTGACAGATTCCTTATCTATGATGCTTCGCTCACCACGTGGAAGCGTATCGACTACTCTTCGCTTGCTGCACTCATCAATCCAAACGCATATCAATCAGCACCAGAGGTTGTTGCTCGCGTTAAGCCAACCATTAACCTCACCACCTCAGCAGTATACCTTGACTTTGCTAGCGTTGGTACTGGAGGAGGAGACACTGTGCTAATTGGAGACGCGTCAACAGTATACACATTAGGTAACGTATACGGAGGAAACCTAACATCATTCCGTTTTAATGTGGATGGCCTGTATGAGATTACACTCTCTGCAGACATTACAACCTCATCCACCAACACAGACGTTACGTTTTACTTCGATATCAACGGCTCCGTAGTTGGAACTTCTCAAACTCGCTTTGCTACAATCAGTGACCACTTCCTAACTCAGTCAACCATTATCAACGGAGCCGCTGGAGATGTTGTTTCCATAAGGTCATTAGCCTCTGCTGCAACAGCAAATCTCAACGAGTTTAGCGTATTCCACATTCGCAAGCTGTAATGCCGAGCGACCCTACAACTATGGAGTTCCTTATCAGGGCTCAAGCAAAGCTAGACGAGATATGCGAAATAGCCGAAGAGCTTGGTCTGATTGATAAGTTCCTGATGATTGCAAACGTTGGAGTGGTTCACGACCACGAAGACAAATTTTTAATTGAATCTATATCTAAAATTGAAGCAGACAACAAAGAAGAGTTGATGACGGTGTTGAACTACATCGCCGACAACTGGACTGATGACGACATCGAGGACGGTGACGACCCTTCTAGCGTTGACTTCTGGCTAAAGAACTAAACAATGGAATTGATAAGAAAAATCGTTGTGGGTCAAGACCCACTGAAAGGCCTTGCCTATGTAGTAGGTCAAGACGTTGGTCGCTCTAAGATTGACTCCATCGTCCTTGACGAACGCTACTTAATTAAATACGGCAAGGAGAAGTACGACATCTACATTAAAGATGACAGAGGACTGATGCTATGGAAACGAATTATGCATCAATCTGTTATTGTAGAGTATTCGTGTGATTTTAATTAAACAATATGGACTGCCTAGATAAATTCATTATAAAAATCCCCAAGAAAGTACAAGACACCAAAAAGATAGGAGACGTAGAAATCTACATCGAAACGAAGTTCAACGAGTTTGAGCATCGCATCCCCTATGGTGAAGTAGTTTCTGTTCCATTGAAGTACAAAACATCTGTCAAGGTCGGGGATATCCTTTATGTTCATCACCACGTAACGATGGACGAAGGAAATCAGCTAGAGAAGGAAACATTTATGGTTAGATACCACCCAGACGGTGGCTTTTCTACCCAGTGCTACGCCTTTAAAAACGAAGATGGACTTCAGGTGCTTACTAACTGGGTACTTGTTGAGCCAATTCCTCAGCCTCACCACCTAAAAAGCTCTATACTTGAGCTTGTTAACCTTACCCCAGAGCCAAACCGCTACGGACGCATCCATTGCGACTCGGAAGCGTTGGCTGAGATTGGGGTAAAGAAGGGTGACATCGTGTATTTCGCTAAAGATGCGGACTACGAGATGGAGATTGACGGCAAAAAGCTTTGGCGTATGAATGTTGACCACTTACTAGCTGTTGATTATGGCTATAAAGGCTAAGTTCACCACAGTTGACGCTGCCCAAAGGCTCCTTGAGTCTATGGAGATAGCCATCAACAATATGATTGAGGAGATTAAGAAGCCAGTTGACCCAGATATCAATGGCTCGGCTCGCAAGGCCGAACTCCAATCCATCAAGCAGACAGCTGTTGACGCTAGGGAGCTAATCCAAGAGCGTCAGAAGCTGGAGGAGATGGTGCGTACCCTTCGTGAGACTGGAGGTATTGAGGAAGACAGAGACTTTAAGGCTGGATTTGCTGAGCGCAACGCAAGACGATAGGCTATGGCGGGACTGAAGATGATAAAGAACAAGGAGGTAATCAATATCTGCCCTAATGATACAGAGGGAGAGGTTATTGAGCTTGAATCTCTATTCATTCAGCTACCAGCTAAACCAGCAAAGAAGGATATCCTGTTCCATAACCTCAAGAAGGAGAACCAACGCTGGCAACGTCAAGAGTTACCAAGAGAACTCAACCAGATTAAATCAATGGACGACTGGTATGAGTCTCCTCGTGAGTTTCAGCTCCGATGGGGCCCATACATCGAGGAGGAGTTCAGGAGAAGGAGAGATGGCGTTTGGTTTTACAACAACGGAGTACCTACATACATCACGGGACACCACTATATGTTCATCCAGTGGAGTAAGATTGACATCGGGTACCCAAGCTATCTAGACTTCCAGAGAAAGCTGTTCATTCACTTGGCGGCTTGTGAGGCTGACCCACGATGTCTTGGACAGATTTACACCAAGTGCCGACGCTCTGGGTATACCAATATGAGCGCAGCCACTTTGGTGGACGAGGGCTCTCAGGTAAAGGATAAGTTACTCGGCATTATGAGCAAGACAGGTGCCGATGCTCAGGAAGCTGTGTTTGGCTCTAAGGTTGTTCCTGTGTTTAAGAGCTACCCATTCTTCTTCGCTCCAGTTATTGATGGTACCACCAACCCTCGTATGGAGCTTGCGTTCCGTGAGCCATCTAAGAGGATTACCAAGAACAATAAGACGGCTACTCGTGGAGAGGCACTTGATACCATCATCAACTGGAAGAACACGGTAATCAACGCCTATGACGGAAGTAAGACCCATAGGCTGTTCTTTGATGAGGCTGGTAAGTACGAGAAAGGTATTGACGTAAGAGAGATATGGCGCATCCATCGAACCTGTCTTATTGTAGGTCGTAGGGTTATTGGCAAGGCAATGATTGGCTCAACAGTCAATCCGCTCGACAGAGGTGGCCGAGAGTTCAGAAGCCTATACTACGACTCAAATCCAAACGAGCGCAACGAAAACGGACGCACCAAGAGTGGCCTGTATAAAATCTTCATCCCTGCGTATGAGGCGCTTGAAGGATTCTTTGACCAGTACGGGATGCCCATTGTCGACGACCCAGAGAAGCCAGTACTTACTGAAGATGGGACGTTTACTTCGATAGGAGCTAGGACGTTCTTGAAGAACGAGCGAAAGGGCCAGCAGCATAACAGCTACGAACTCAACGAGGTTATTCGTCAGTTCCCGTTTACTGAGGATGAAGCCTTCCGTGACTCTACGAAGGCATCGCTGTTTAACATCACCAAGATTTACGAGCAAATTCAATACAACGATGAGCTGTTCCCTAATCCAGTGGTGATTGGAAACTTCCATTGGGAGAACGGAGTGCAGGACTCTAAGGTACATTTTAAGCCAGACGTTAACGGAAGATGGCGCATCACGTGGATGCCTCCTGTAGAGCTACGCAATAAGATACAGGTAGAGCGAGGTCAGAAAGTAGCACCCAACGACTTTCTTGGTTGCGGTGGAGTTGACTCATATGACCTTGACGCTACAACGGATGGACGCTCATCAAAGGGAGCCTGTCACTTGATTACCAAGTTTAATATGCAGTACCCATCCAATATGTTTGTCGCTGAGTATGCATCACGTCCTCCGCTGGCTAAGATATTCTATGAGGATGTTCTGATGGCTTCAGTGTTTTATGGGTTTCCTCTGCTGGTAGAAAACAATAAATACGGAATCGTAAGATACTTTGAATCAAGAGGTTACGATGGTTATCTGATGGGTAGACCTGCTCACCTTTCGTCTACATCGTCACACGTAAACGTAAAGACAAAGGGTATCCCATCCAACAGCCAAGATGTGATTCAGGCTCACGCTCAGGCAATTGAGTCGTACATCCACCATCACGTAGGCATCAATGATGAGACTGGTAAGTTTAGCAATATGTACTTCAACAGAACTCTTGAGGACTGGATTAACTTCAAGATTGACGACCGAACAAAGTTTGACTTGACCATCTCTTCAGGGCTTGCTTTGCTTGCTGCTCAGAAAGTTGCAGCGGAGAAGCCAAAGACGGACTTTAACTCTAAAGTGTTTTTTCGTAAGGGTCGAGAAATCAGGCGTTAGATATATCTGTATATTTGCACTATAACGGATATTTTAGTATGTCGGATTACAATTATGTGAGTAGCAACGTAAACTTCCCTGACCCTTTGGCAAATCACGCCAGAAAGGTCACGAAAGAATACGGGTTGCAATATGCGAAAGGCGTATACTCTCAATGGGGTGGTGTCAATACCACAGGCTCTTTATACAATGTGCGCTGGAAGGAATTCCAGATTAACAGGGATTATGCCAACGGCACCCAAGACACAAACATCTACAAGCAGATTCTTACATCGCTTGACCCAAACAACGGAGACGGAGCACTTCTGTCTATTGACTGGTCACCTGTGCCCATCATTCCGAAGTTTGTAAAGATTGTTGTCAACAAGATTCTAGGCACTGCGCCCTTTCCTAATGTAGAGGCCATTGACCCTCTTTCTCAAACGGAGAAGGATAGAGAACGTGCTAAGATTAAGGCAGCAATTAAGAACAAAGAGATGTTCGCTGAGGCTAAGGCTCTTGGCCTTAAAACAGCTGTTGACCCAGACGCTCTTCCAGAGACCACCGAGGAGGCTGAGATTTTCTTTGAGACCAGCATCAAAACACAAGCGGAGATTGCTGCTCAGATTGCTACTCGTCTGACCCTTAACTGGAATGACTTTGACGAGAAGATTTACCGCCGTAACGTAGAAGACCTCGTTACCGTTGGTATGGCTGTGGTGAAGCGCAACAACGACCCGAATTACGGAATCAAAGAAGACTACGTTGACCCCGCGTACTTCATCCACAGCATTACTGACGACCCGAATCTGAGTGACTGCACCTATATGGGTCACATCAGAAACATCTCTATTCAGGAGCTCAAGCGTATGGCTGGCAATCAGTTCACTGAAGACCAGTACAAGCAGATGGCGCAGAGCGTTGCTAACACCTTTGGCAACAACCCAGACCGCCTTTCTGAGTCCTACTACGATTCAGCTCTTGGTGTTTACCAGTACGGATACGACCAGTACACCATCGCTATGATGGAGTTTGAGTTCCTTAGCGTAGACGATATTGTCTTTGAGAAGAAAGAATCTCGCTTTGGTAACGTAGGATTCTACTACAAGGGATACGAGTACAAGGCCCCATCTCAGTCGGTATACGACCGTGAGCCAGTGTATATGCAGAACGCTACTATCTACGGAGGTAAGTACATTGTAGGTACAGACTATCTGTTTGACTACGGCCTTAAGAAGAACATCCCAAAGAACATCCACGACCTTAGCCGTGCTCGCTTCTCCTACAGCGCAGTAGCTGTTAACCTGCGTCGTATGATTCCTAAGAGCTTGGTTAGCAGCGTTATTACGTTTGCAGACCAGCTTCAGATTACGCACCTCAAGATGCAACAGGCCATCGCTAAGGCTAAGCCTGATGGACTGATTGTAGACATCGAAGGACTTGAGAACGTACAGCTTGGGCGTGGTGGCGAACTACAGCCACTGGAGATTCAGGACATCTACGAGCAGACGGGTATCTTCTACTACCGCTCGAAGAATCCTGACGGAAGCTTCCAGAATCCTCCAATCCGCCCACTGGATAACAGCATCAGAAACATCAACGAGTTGATTGGTATCTACAACCACAACCTTCGTATGATTCGTGATGCAACGGGTATCAACGAGGTAATGGACGGAACGTCTCCGAAGGGAGAGCAACTTGTTGGCGTAAGAGAGCAGGCTATTCAAGCCTCTAACAACGCTTTGTACGACATCACAAACGCTTCGATGGTTCTGTTCCGTAAGGTGTGCGAAGACATCGTTAAGTGTCTTCAGATTCTCCCTCCGCAATCCGTAGTGTTTAAGGCATACGAGAATGCTGTTGGCATTGAGAATATGAAGGTGCTGTCTTCATTCAAGGACTTGCCGATGTACAACTTTGGCGTTAGAGTCGTTACGGAGATGAATGACCGAGACAGAGCTTACTTGGAGGCTAACATTCAGGCTGCTCTTTCTATTGGAGAGATTAACCTTGAGGATGCTATCGCTATCCGTCAGCTGCGTGATGTTGACCAAGCTGAAAGGCTGTTGGTTGTACGTCGTAAGAAGCGCATCAGAGAGAAGCAAGAGCAGGCAGCTCAGAACTCTCAGATGCAGGCTCAGATGAATATCCAAACTACGCAGGCTGCCTCACAGGGCAAGATTGCTGAGCTTGGTGCTGAGAGCCAAGTAGAGCTTGCTAAGATTGAAGCAGACAAGAACGCTAAGATGCAACTCCTTGACAAGGAGTACGCGTTGAAGATGGAGCTTGAGCGATTGAAGCTTGGAATGAGCACGATGCAGCAGCAGGAGGCTATTTCTCAGAAGGCACAGCTTGAGCAAGAGAAAGAAGACAGGAAAGACGAGAGAGTTAAGAAGCAGGCCATTGAGCAGAGCAAGCTTATCTCTCAGCGTCAGGGACAGCGTCCTGAGCTTACCGAAGAGCAGGAGGATGATGTGATGAAAATTTTGCTTGGAGAATAAACCTATATTTGCAACGTAGTATTTCACTTTCACTTTTTTCTTGCCTTGAACTACGTAGACAACATACACACAAATGAAATCGCCCTAGCTAGCGTTTACCTACTTAGCAGGTCTGGTAACGACAATCTGTATGTTGGTGGAACAATAAATCCTTTAAATAGGAGACTGAGAGTTCATAAGTCAAGAGCTAAATACCTTTCAAAGAACAAACTTAAGATGTCCAAGAAGGATATTTGGTTACTTGATGCTTTGAACAATAAAGAAAATATAGAGATAGTAGAGATTGATAGAGTTTTAAAATCTGAATTTTCATTTTGGGAGAAGCACTACATATCACTATTTAAGACTTTTGGATTTACTTTGATGAATGGCAACTCTGGCGGGTGCGTTTTTCAAAAAAGAGCATTTACCGAAGAGCAAAAAGAAGCTTCGGCTGTTGGGAAAAGAAAAGCTGTCTTAGAATACGATAAGAATGGGAATGTAATATCTCGTTTTGATAGCGTTGTTTCAGCATCTAAGTCAACTGGCATAGGTTATGGCAACCTACTAAGTGTACTGCTTGGAAAAACAAAATTGTGCTCAAAACGATTTTTCTCGTATGAGTCTACAGATATTACTGTAGATGAAGTAGTTAATGCGTTTAATGCTAAAAATAGAGACAAAGAAAAGCCAGTTCTTCAATTTGATATAAAGGGTAACTTTGTAGCAGAATATAAATCTGTAGAGGCCACACCATTTAAATCTAGAACGCAAAAATCAGCAATTGCAAAAGCCTGTAGGGGTGAGTGCAAAACGAAGTATGGATACATTTGGAAATACAAGAACCAATAAACTATGTACACGAATCTAAATAACCCCGTCAACTATCAGCTCCAAGGATTTGGGCAGAACGGGGTGCGCACTATCTCAACAGACCAGCTTTACATTCAGGGTGAGTACTACCGAGTACTCGTTGCAGAGGAGGACTCCTACGTTACTGCTGTCAGCGTCTTAGGAGACGACCTGACGGCTGAGTTCGTTTATGCTGGCACCACCATCTATGGATTGTTTACTGAGGTAAGCGTAACTAGCGGAAGCCTTACTGCGTACATCGCAGGCCCCACCGACATCGAGGATGTGTGGGCGTACATCAATGAGTACGGACAAACTAACGCAGCGACTATTGAGGCTGCGGACTGCGCTAAGGATGCGATTGCTCCATTGTTGGACAAGTACTACGCTAAGGCTAGCTTGGTTATGGTACCGAGCCTGTACAAGACGAGTATTGTGTACTCGGAGCGTCCTTTGACTACTAGTGGTCAGCTTGCTTTTACTCGGAGTAATGATACTGCTACTCGCGTAGGTCCTGATGGGTACATCGAGAAGGTGCGGACTAATTTGGTGCTGCAGTCTGAGGCGTTTGATAATGCGGCTTGGACTAAAACAAATGCAACCATAACGGATAATGCTACAGCCGCACCCGATGGCACCTTAACTGCTGATAAATTGG